AAAAAAGCCATATTAATTACAAATGAGCAGAAGAATAAAAGCTTCTGGGGAGCGGGAAAGAAGATTAACTTACGAAGAAAAAAACAATGACAGATTATATGCTTTCACAAAAGATGCACCAAAAGTATTTAAAAAAAGCTGAAGAAGATGAAGCTCGTCTCACAAGCTTCTTAAAGATTTACGTTGGCGCGGATATTTGGGAAACAGGAGTCATATCGCTTCTTTGTGAATGTTACTCTCTTACAGACCAGCTTTTACAACTACTAGGGTCTTTAGGCCCCACCAGGAATGAACAAACAAAAACAGAAGAACATTTTCTCACGGCAGAATCCGCCATGAAGCTGGGTATACTTTTGAGCGGAATTGCTGCATGCAAAGCAGATCTGCACCAAAAAAATATTTCTCTACTAAAACACTAAAAAACACTTGACAACCTTAATATAGCGTATATATTTTAATTAGATATGCAGCCTCCAGGGGCTGCTATGGCAAAAGATGACTAGAAACAAATATGGGAGAAAATTAATTATGAGTAGTCTAATTCGTTTGTACGGCACGCCTAGGACTAATCGGCGTGATAACTTTTTTAGCAATGTGCTTGACGGGCTTTTTGACGAGTCGCAAGGTTGGCGTCAGCAGGAGACCTTCAATGACAGTGTTAATGTTTCCGAGACGAGCACCAGTCATGAAATCTCTGTCGCCGCCCCAGGTCTAGACAAAGGGGATTTTAGTGTTGAGTTAAAAAGCGACACACTAACGGTTTCTTTTGATGTGTCAGAAGAAAATAAAAATAGTTTTGTTAAGCAGTCTTTTCAGAAGTCGTGGGCTATTCCGAAAGGAACGAATCCATCGGATATCGTTGCGGAATATAAATCTGGCATTTTGAATGTATCAATTGCAAAGCAAAAAGCTGAAGAGCCGGCAACAACAACTATTAAAGTTAAATAAAGAGTCAATAAAATAATTTATTGTTTAAAAGGCGGCATATGCCGCCTTTTTGTTATCTTTTAGGCGCCTAAACACTAATTAGTTTATAGCAAAAAGGCGAGTTTTAATATGAGGAGATGAGCCATTGTTAAATACGATAAAGGAATCTGAATGAGCGCGTTCGTTGAAAAATGGCGAGAGTTTCAAGAGCAATCCCACCGACAAGTCCTTTATGAAAAGGTCTTAAATGAAATTTCTATTGACAACTACGAAAAAATAAAAGACTGGCTGGCAGATCAGGGCGACCAAGCTCTACCCTTTAACAATATATTTGATGGTAAAATGCGCCTGGTCATCCCATTGGGCGCGGCAATGAGCCCGGAGTCTGATATTGGCCGCCTCTTTAAATATCTTGAACGAAATAAATGGACTCCAGATCTTAAAACTGGCCTAGCTACACGGGAAGCAAAGCCGCCAGACCCAAACGTACCGGCCGCAGTCAGGAACGTCACAGGCGTAGGCGCTGGTCAGCCCAAAACGGAAAAACAAAAGATTGGTAAACTGCTGGCAAAAGGACTCCGCTTAACAAAACGGCACATCGCGGCAGCGGAGGCTCGAAGAGAATATCATCAAGAAAAAATCGATGTGTTAGACTGGGATGACAGAGAGGGAAGGGAAAAAATAATAAAATCTAAAGAATATATTGACCTATACGATAAAGAAAAAAAAGCAGAAGAAGCAAAAGATAAGATATTCCCCGCCTTCGGTCGCTGGGACGTTGAAAAATTGGAAGGCCTCGTAGATTTTTGGAACAAAAAGTCCCAGTTTTATCGAGAGAACCCAGAGAAGGCAGGAACAGATTATTCAATTATTATTTCTCGCCACCCGGTTGATGTTGTAAGAATGTCAGACTTCGCAATGATTCACTCTTGCCACTCCGAAGGGTCAGAATATTTTCAGTGCGCAATGGGGGAAGCAAAGGGAAACGGTCCAATTGCCTATGTAGTCGAAACAAAAGACTTAGAAACGGTTGATCTTGAATGGGACGAGATCTTTGAAGATGGCCCAAGGGGCATCGACGGGATTGAGCCAATTTCTAGAATTAGGCTCCGGAGATTCCAAAATCGACAGCGCGGCGCGGCGGAACCCGGCCCATGGATGGACTTGGCAGTACCCGAAATAAGAACTTATGGCACTGACGTCCCAAACTTTTATGAAAAATTAAAGTCATGGGCACTAGAGAACCAGCCGCAGTTTAAAGAAGCGATTGACGATGAGGGGGTGATTGACCCAGGGTATATGGGTGAATTCGTTCGTACGGGGGGCTCATATTCAGATAATAAAGCCTCCACGTTGTTTAATAGATTCTTCAAAGAGTACCAGCCAAGATTTAGGGGGGATGTCGTAGAAGATTCTGACGACGAGGAAGTTGATGGGTACGAAGAGATGTGGCAAGAATATGAGGACTCAGCGGCGAACATCCAACGTCGCGCCGACGTCCAGCATGCGTACGTTAGCTACGACATAGAAGCCGATGACGAAATTCCTTACGTATATTTTAGCGGTGGGATTACTATTGAGTTTAGCGCCGAAGACTTTTTACAAGACCTCCCGGCCGGCTACACCGAAAAAAAACCACTGTATTCTGACATGGACGAGGCTCTTAGCGATCAATTTGGAGACCTTCATGTTGAAGATACAGTAATACAATTGTATGGTGATAGGGGCATGGTCGCGGTAGAAATAAGATTTGACCCATATGCGTGGGGCCATTATGACTCTGACCCCGATGGCTTTGAGTCTTTTGTGGAAGATGTTGAAGCAGTAGAAAAAGAGTACCCTAAACTTAGAAGGTTAATTCGTTCAGTGTTCGTGATGAATGGATATCTTGAGCCAGTCGCCATGGATGTTTTATTGGCGAGGCTACAAGAAGGGGAGCTAGAGTTTAAACATTTTACAGACATCGATTCAGACGATGAAGCTATCGCAATTTCTTTGTCCTTTGAGGACATGAAAACTTTTAATCTTGGCCCAGTTAGAAATTTCGAGGAGGGTGAATTTTTTAAGATGGTTCAAAGCACATATGAAGATAGTGAGTTTTCACCGGTGTCCTCTGGTACTGAATCGAAACAATTAACCGCTGAAATTATAACCCAAATGCAAAAAGAACTTCATGCGTCTGTCGCAGTAGCCAACAAACAGCTTGCACTGTTTGGCGGAGGAGGGGAACAACTAGAGTTACCTATCCAGGTTGACCCCACGACTCCGGCCGTTCTTAAAGATTATGTGACGGACAATATCAATATTACCTTGTGGCCACCTCGGCCGGCCGCCCCCGCGACTACCAGCATTCCTGGCATAGAGCACAAACCTGGACCAGAAGCAACGAAGCCGGCGCGCTATGCCGGCCTTCGAGATATTAGATTCAATTTTGATGAAAAGATTGACGCTGCGACAATGGCCGCCGCGCTTAATTTTCTCCAGCACTTGGATAAAAATCTTGATAAGTTTATTAAAATAACTTCCGACCTTCTACAGGTTGCAGATGTCACATATTCAAAAAGATATGTGGAGGGCCGCGCAGGTCAACAAAGAAAGATCGACTCAATTTTTAAAATGATAGACGTCATGCAAAAGGTTGAAGTCGACGACGCGCGCGGTAAAACAGCGGGGGAAGTACAAGATAGCTTAGTTAACCAGCTTGAGACGTTGATGACCTCCATTGACGTTAGAAGCGCAATACTAAATAATGACTACTCAAAGCTTAACAAAAAGAAAGTAAAAGCATTACAGCTTTTGTTGCCCCAAGTGGTACGCATTTATAAAGGATTTCAGCGCCTTGGTAAAGAAGTAGGAAACATCCCAGAGGAAGAGGTTACGCTTGAGGAGCGCATCCGCAGAGCGATTTATAAAACAATTAAAGCAAATACAAAAACAAAATAAAAAGAGGAAACTATGGCAAGCAAAAATAAAAAGAAAAGAGTGAATGTTAAAAAAAAGAAAACAAGCATTGGCAATTCAAAATTCTCAAGACAATACAGCAAAGGGGGTGGTTCAAACGGTTCTAGTACAAGCAAATTGTATAGAAAAAAATACCGCGGCCAAGGCCAGCGCCGCTAAATAGTTCGGTGTCTATAAAGATATGATGATTATATTGCACATATTATCTGTGCCCCTGGCACTTTTTTATGCGAATTTCATAGAGTGGTTTGCGCACAGATTTGTTCTTCACAGGTTGGGCAGAAATAAAAAAAGCTATTGGGCTTTTCATTGGCACAGGCATCACAAACTCGCACGGAAACACAAAGGCCTGGACCCTTCATACAGAACACCACTCAAGGGTCATGTTTTAAAAGAAAAGATTATGTTATTTTTGCTCATTTTGACTCATTCCCCACTATTTACTATGGTGCCATTATTTTATTTGGCGCTTGTATATTGCACATGGAACTATTATAACGTCCACAGAAGATCACATTTGAGTATAGAGTGGGCAAAAAAAAATGTTCCATGGCACTACGAGCACCACATGGGAAAGGACCAAGAAAAAAACTGGTGCGTAACCAGAGATTGGTGCGACAGGCTTTTTGGAACCAGAGTTGAATATTTAAACGAAGGAAAAAATAATGAAACTTACAAAATCAAATTTAAAAAACATGATTAAAGAGGCAGTTGCAGAGGCCATCGACGCAACACCCACGACAGCAGAGCCAGCGCCGCCTGTGGCAAAACAGCGCGCCGATGTCGCCATGGCTTCAAAGAAGATGACAAAAGCAGCCGGTCTTGAATCGCACATGGAAAAAATTAATAACCGAGTAGAATTAGAACAATTTCTTGGCAACGTGTTAACAAAATTAGGGCCTCAATTGACGGGCGCTGATAAGTATAGAGCCTTGGTCAACCTTGCCATGGCCGCGAAAAAAGGATTAACAGAATAATGAAACTCACCAAGTTCAAACTAAAACAAATTATTGCAGAAGAGGTCGCACAAGCCGTAAAAGAGGGCGACGTGACGGAAGCGGGAGCCCCATGGCCTACAGATGCAGATCCGGCCGGCGAGGAACTTCCAGCAGAATTCCAATATGAATATGTCCTAGATGAACTCGTTAATGCAGCTAGAGATGGCATTATGCCGCTGGCAGTTAAAAAATTAAAGGATGCAGGAGCTTTTAAAGATGAGGGTACTCCCGAGCGTGTTCTCTACCATGGTTTAACTTATAATGATATTGAGCTTGAGATTGAAGAGGGTTTGTTGGACGCGCTCAAACCTTTGGCCAAAGTAATTCACGCCTATATGGAAAAAACTTAAAAAGACTAAAGGAGTCACTTTAACAATGAAAACTTTTATTCACAGACTTACAAATTTATTTAACAACAGTCACTGCTGCTGCTGTTGCGGTTGCTGTGGCTGTACAGCCTGTAAAGGAAGCTGCAAATGAAGCTAACCAAATCAAAGCTTAAGCAAATCATTAAAGAGGAGTTAAATTCCCTCTTGGAAGTGTACGATTCGGCGGCTGCGGAGCGTGGAGACTATGACTACGACGCAGGAGCGGGACATAAAGCATCTAGAGATGAATGGGGCCTTTTCACTACTAGCGATATGCTTAAGCATGGTAAAAAATCTTGGTTTTCTTCTCATTGGCGCGATCAAATACTGCAAAAAATTAAGGATAGAGAGCCAGTGCCCCCAGATCATGTGTGGCGCCGCATTAAGCGCGAACTCAATGGGGCCGGTATATACGCGCCCGGACCAGAAGCAGACGCTCTAATAGACAGCGTTTTGGACACTATGAAACAAGAAACTGACTTGCCTCACTTGCGAAAAGGCATTCCAGAGTTCTGGACAAGGCGGGACTAAAGGGAATATTTGAAATGAAGCTAACCAAATCAAAACTTAAACAAATTATTAAAGAAGAGCTTGGTGGGTTTCTTGACGACACGTACTCATCTGAAGACGTTGCATGGGACGCGCACAAAGCCGCTATTGAAAATATTCGCAATATGTCAAAACAAATGAGCGATGAGGACTCTTACGCTTTTTTAAACCTTCTTAAAGAGTGGTTTAATAAGAATGTTTTAGAAGAACAATGACCAGAGAAAAAGAAGTCTCGTGCAGACGCTAAAGAACTAGCAGAGGAAAAAGAAAAAAACAACCCATGGGCAATATGCACGGCCTCTGTCGGAAGAGAAGACAAGGAAAAGTATGAGAAGTGCGTAAAATCAGTCAAACAGCAAAACAAATAGGAGCATTAATTTATGCACGTAACAATCAATAAAATTCTAATTTTTGCTACCTCTTTAATTTTAGTAATAGCTCTTGGCACAGAAGTTGCCCGCGCGGCCAAAAAGCCACCAAAGAATGTAAAGTCTAAATTCTACGACTTCAGCGAACAAGTGATTGATGGCAAGATTAACAAACCAACGGTAATATACATGAATCAGAGAGAAAGAGTGAGATTTAAAAGGCTATTAAGCTTAAAAAAATCATTCATGCCTAAGCTTTTTAACACTCATAAAGAGCGCATATTTAAATGAAATGTTTGTTTGAAAATTTTAGAGAGTTCTTGTCCACCGACAATAAAACGGAGGCCACAGACCCAGAGTCGGTAGACACTTCCAGTTTCAAGGTAAAGGAAAAGCTAAACCCGGCGGTTTGGGACGAACAAGATCAGCTTCGACCAGAGGTTTCAGAGCTGCTACGCTCGATTGCGCAAGATTTTTTTGAAAGCTTAGGAATCGACTGGGTTAGAATACTTGATATAACATTTACAGGCTCATTGGCAAACTATAATTGGTCCCAGTATTCAGACGTGGATTTGCACATTATTATTAATTATGATGATGTCGACGAGAACTTACAGTTAGTTGATGAGCTGCTCAAGGCCAAACGTATCAACTGGAACAAAACGCATAATATAAAAATTCATGATTTTGAGGTGGAAGTATATGTGCAGGACGTAAAAGAACCACACGCATCAACAGGCGTCTATTCTGTGCTAGGCGACCAGTGGCAGATTAAGCCAAGCCAAACAAACGTTGAGATCGATTGGGATGGCATCAAAACGAAAGCCGCCTGTCTAATGGACCTAGTTGATGATGCAATTTCATCTTACAAGCAAAAAGACTACGAGCAAGCGATTGAGCAGATTGACAGAGTGAGAGAAAAAATTAGAAAATTTCGGAAATGCGGCCTGGAAACGGGTGGAGAGTTTTCAACTGAAAACTTGGCATTCAAAGTCTTGCGAAGGAATGGATACCTGGCAAAGTTGAGCAATTATAAGATTCTCGCTTATGATAAAATGATGTCTTTATCTCAAGAATAAAAAAAAACATAAAAAAACGCCCTAAAAACAATATTTTTTTAAAATATTTGTGTTTTTTCACGTAGTCGCCCATAGTTATTATGGAGGTGCGAAAAATCTTTCGCACCACGCCCTTAAATCAATTTTTTATCACCTCTACAGGAGAAGAATGTACTAGTGTCTGTACAGTCTAAAATAAAATATGTTTTATTTTTTGTCTTTTTAAATCTTGTAACATATTTTTCTATACAAGCCCTCATTACAACAAATGAGTTTGATTTCACCACCAGCTTAGATGGGCAGATACCGTTTGTTCCAGAGTTTATATGGGCTTATCACACTTTGATCCCCGTCATCGTGGTTTCTATGGTTATGTTGCTTAAAAGAAGAGAGGTGTTTTTGACTACATTTTTCGCATTCTTGTTGGCAACGTTAGTGCTAAGCTTGTTTTACATATTCCTCCCTTCTTTCTACCCACGTACGGCCATAGTAGATGTCGATCTGTCCACATGGTTGGTTTCCCTAACAAGAATAATCGACGGCCCCCACAATACTTTTCCGTCAGGCCATGTCACGTTCTCTTGGCTAACAGTCTTTGCAGCTTATGGCTCCACTTACGCAAAAAAATGTACGTGGATGAAAACAGCGTATACGTTATGGGCAATATTAATCTCGATCTCCACCTTGACTCTAAAGCAACACTATATTATTGACGTTGTTTCCGGCTTCTTTCTTGCGGCAATTTGTTACTTCTCCGTAAAAAAGATTTTAATGAATAGATTCCGAGGCCCTAGTTATATTGAGGCCACCACTAGGGAGGAGTTAACCGAGCATGGTGCTGGAATATGATACACCAGAAAGGCTGCAACAAGCCCGCCTAGAGAACCTATCTAAGAAAATATTAAAAGACAATTACGTTAATTTAAAGATTAACAACTTCTCCTTAAAAGAGGATCTTTCTAAAGAGGTTACTGCAATATCTTGCGATGCGACTTTAGAAAAAGAACAAATAGTCTTCGAGGGTGGTGGCACAGGTCCCGTTGCGGCCCTGTACAATGCAATGGTAAACAAATTATCAGCGTCATATGTTTCTTTGGAGGATGTTGAATTTGTAGACTTTTCTATTGTTGCCAAATTGAAAGAAAAGGTTCAAAAGTCAGGTGTTGACGCTCCAGTTACGGCTTCGTTGGTTATAACAAATTCCAATAGAAAAAATCTTTATTTTCAAGCCACATCTCATTCAATTAATCGCGCCGCAATCGAAGTTGTGCGCCACTCACTAGAGTTTTTTATCAATTCTGAATTGGCTGTCATACATTTATACGAAAATGTTCAAGAGGCTCGTGGTAGGAATAGGCAAGATATTGTAGAAAAAAGTACTTCTTATTTGATGGAACTAGTGAAAACAACTTCTTATGAAAAAAGCATCGGTCGGGTAAAAAAGCTTGACAAGTGAAGCTTTGTTTAGTATACTTTTAGCATGGATGGTAAATTTCGGATAGGGGATCTCGTCAGCGAAAGTGAATTTCGGATTGGAGATCTTGTCAGTGAAAGAGAGGGTGCCAGAAAGTTTGGCCTTATAACAGCCCTGCGCCTCAAGCCCGACTTCCGAGGAGAAGTTGTTCTACACGCAGAAGTGTTGTGGAGGGATAGCACCTCAAAAGTATATCCAATTTTATTCTTAGAAGCAGCAAAGGAGAACCACTAGATGCAGCCTAATGATATTTTAATGAAGAAATGGTGTTTTGGGACTGGCCGAACTCGCGTACGCGAAGAAGCCCAAATGAATGAAAAAGGTGAACTCGAAACGTTTCGCACTTACCCCAAATATCGCACTATTGTTTTCAAAGTAGAAAAAGCCACAAAGAAAGGTGACCTGTGGCACGTTGAAGGAAAACAATACTCTTCCTTGAATGGCGCACCTAAAGCGACTAAATTAGTTTTGGATGAAAAGCAAGGCCTTTACCGCGTCCCCGGCCAAAAGCGGCCATTCCTTCAAATTCAAGATCCCGGCCTGCTGACTGAGGAGGGGATCCCACCCGTTGGAAGCCTCATTACAGTGAATAAAAAGCATGCTATTGTTACGGCTGTGGGGCGCAATGAGCTAACGGTATACCTCAACAACAAGATTCAGAAAATCGTCTGTCGCCCAGGCACAGTCAAGTGGCATTCGGACAAAATTTTAAAAAGCCTAGTCAAATAGTCAAGCCGACTATTTACTAATGTGAAAGAAATATTAAAAAAATTTAAGAATTTACTTATCGAAAGCGATTTATTGGGTTATACTAGTGGTGGTATGATAACTGTGTATCACTATAGTAAAAGCCCAGAAAAGGAACTTGTTTTAAATCCAAAGTATTTTATATCTAATACGAGCTACCACAGCCGTAGAGAGAAAGAAACAAGCACGGTTCCGAGAGTTTTCTTTTATACAGACCCGAACAAGACGGAAGCGATCATCGCGCGAGATCCTAGCAGAAAGCTATTTTCGACCCAAGTGCCGGCTTCAAAGGTCTATAACATCGCAAAAGACCCCGAAGGGTTTATCAAGAAAGTAAGACATCCCGTCTTTGGCCTCAGAAAAGGTATGGAGTGGAACGACCTACTTAACTCTATAAAAGAAAAATATGATGGTGTTTTTTACAGTATCGGTACGCCAGATGTCATTGCTTGGTTTAGACCAATTAAAGTTTATAGAACTGAAGAGGGGTAGAAATGATCATTGGTAGCTTAGTTTGGAACCACTATCACGGGATTTTGCGGTTTGGCACCATCACAAAGAAGATGATTGGAAGTGACGGTTGGGCATATTATCATGTCAATTGGCACTGTGATGATAACTACGAAAGGGCGATGAAGGAACGAGAAAGATTCACGCACACGGATTACACACTTGAAAAATATAGACAAGACCAAATTCATACGTTTCCAGAAGAAAACTTTTTAGAGATAGCAAGCCTACTGCGCCCTGACTCATCAAAAAAATAAATCTCCACAAAAAAATATTTAATTTACTTGACTTCTCATTATTCTCATGCTATAGTGTGTACATGCGAAAGAATGATAAAGTAGAATATATAGAGAAACCACTGTCCTCCACTACCGGAATTATCCGCGAAGTGAAGGGTAGAAAGTGGGTGACAGTAGAGTGGTCAGACGGCGTAATTCACGATGAACATATCAACGATTTGAAGGTTGTGACAAAATGAAAGTCGGTGATTTGGCAGTGATCGTACACCCTTCGTATGATTTTGGCGACAGCCAACTGATCACAGAGGCCTGGACCTATGGCTGGCCCGTTTTGATATTAAAGGAAGGCTGTATTGAACATTCAGACGGCAAGGACGAGGAGACAGTTTTAATCCAGCTTGGTAAAAAAACTACATGGATCCTCAAGCGCGATTTGGAAGTTGTGGATGAAAAGGAAAGTGAAGATGTTTAAAATTGGAGACAAGGTTAAAATTTTGAAGAGAAGCGATGACTACGGCAAGGTCGGGAAAATTACCATTTTGCAAGACTACGGAAGTGGGCTGCAAATTGCGCGCGTAGCCTTTAGTTCCAAATATTATGATTATGTTGACGTCACCAGTTTAAGCTTGAAGAAGGTGAAATAGTTTTATGAAAGTTGGCGATCTAGTTGAGCTTTCCGCTAAGGGGAGAAAATTGTGGTACTGCAAATTTGCTAAAGATAAAATTGGCATTGTGGTGGAAATAAAATCAAAGGAACACTGTATGTATCCCGTTCGCGTTCGCTGGTTTACAGGAAAGCCCTACGCGCGGCATTTGCGCTCTAGTTTGAAATTTGTTTCAAAAGCTTAGGCTTTGACCGCGACAATACATCCAGGCGTCAACAAAGGGTGCTACAATGAATGTCGGAGATTTGGTTAAAATAGATGATAATCACGACGGGATGAAGGGAAAGCTAGCGCTAGTGATTCAAACACTCCCATCCACAGCCGAGGTGGTTGTTCAGTGTGTCGAGAGCGACACCCCTTGGATTTTTCAATTAGACCAGCTAATGCTGGTAAGCGAGGTAAGAAAATGAATTCTTGTTTAAAGGCGTCTCTTGGCAAAGTCCCTCCACACTGGAACTCCGAATCGAAAATTTATGGGGAGGCCTGCGAATTTTGGATCTCTGATCACTACGGTTGCCCAGTTTGTTGTGATGGAAAATTAACAAAGCTAACAGCAAATGAAAAGTCTATTGATCACCAGTGCGCTAGCTGTGGCGAACTTTTTCAAGTAAAGGCGCATAAAAGGTCTTTTGAAAAGCGTGACGGAAGTATTGGTTTTGTTGGCGCAGAATATAATACAACTATCTCTTCTCTTGAGAAAGAAAAGAAATGGAATCTAATTCTGGTTGAGTATAACAAAGAATTGGGCCGGATTAAAGGAGTTGCGACGATTTTAAAAGAAAATATTACAAAAGATAATATTATTCCGAGGAACCCCTTAAGCAAGAATGCAAGGCGAGCAGGCTGGCAGGGTTGTAATTTTAAATTTAATAAAAGTGTTGTCAATTTTATTTCAAAAGCCTAAAAATTGGCATGTTCATTGCAACGTATATAAGCACTGACAAAAGGAGAAAAATATGTCAATTTGTATATTGTTCATTTTACTTAATGGTTCCGCATACGTAACGCCAGCCTGTCTCGATAGTTATGGATTTTCACACGACAACCACGACATGGTAACACCACACAGTGTGGCGTTTGTACAACAACTCCCATATTGGCACGATGAGGTACTGTATGAGAGCCCAGATTATTATTTGGATTATTACTGGAGTGCAAGAGAAGATTATTGTGGGCACAACTCAATGTATGGCCCGTCTGTGGGCGAATTACACGCAGCCGGATCTTGGGGTCCCGCCTGGTCGTTCTGGCACCCACCTCGCTGGCACACGCGAACGAAGTGTCTTGCGCCGCTGTACACAGCAAGCGTACATTATCACAGAGTCCCCTATCGAGTCCGTAATGGGTTTAAAAAACGCTTGTCCCACTATAAAAGGTATAAGAGAGCAAAGCGCGCGCATCGACACTACAGTAACAGCGGCAAGCGATGGAAAAAGCCCAAGCGGTATAAGAAGTATAAGAAAAAGGCGACGAAACCTTTACCAGCATACAACGAAAATCGTCGCATAAAAAGAAATTTCCGCAAAAGATAAAAAGTTCTTGACATTCTCTTTAACATCTGAGATAATTACAACAGATAATGAGAGGAACCCCAATGAGCCCCGACATGCTAGATCGATTGACACAGGCACGAGAGAGATCAGACTTATTGTCCGACTGGGAAAATGGGTTTGTCGAAAGCTTGGCTAGCCAATACGACAAGCTTAGCAATCTGTCACCACGCCAAGTTGAGATTTTTGAGCGCATTGAATCACAAAAGCTATCCACTAGTGCGCAAGAGGCACGCCAGCAATGGAACGAACAATACGACAATAAGAAGCGCCGCACTGCGCGTATATGCGCTCAATACTACTTGTCCATTGGTTACTTTACAAATTTGGCCACCAATGTGTTAGAGAAGCCAGGGTTTATTCCCTCCGAGAAAGCCTGGAAAAAAATGTGCGAGAACAAGTACGCAAAAAAAGTTCTTGAAACTCATGATGCTGCCCCAAAATATGAAGTTGGGTCTCTCGTAACTTTTCGGACTACTGCTGACTGGGCTCATCGAGTCACGGCAGGCGATAAGCCATGCGTTGTGATCACAGTGGGCACACTAGTCAGGAGTGCTGCCAAAGGAGCAAAGCCATACGAGGTTCTGCCCTTTGGTGCTCAAAAAACGATTTTATGCGAAGAACGCCATCTCAAGGTATACCGGAAAAGCAAGAAGGCAAAAAAGCCAACAACTGAGTCCAATGACGTACCTTTTTGACAATCACAAAACAAAGGAAAACCATGCTTGAATTTACTACAGATATCATCCGGTACGAGAACGGAGAAATGAACCACGACGAAGCCGTGGAGTTTTTCCAGAGGCTCATTGACTCAGGCCTTTGCTGGCAGCTTCAGGGCCACTACGGGCGCACAGCAAAAGGCTTAATTGACGAAGGGATGTGCAGTGAGCAATCGCGACCACTTTAAATTTAAAAAAATAAAAAAAGTTCTTGACATTCGCTTCAATATCTGAGATAATGTATCCAAGAAATCAAAAGAGGTGATAAATGCAAATCGGTGATTTGGTTGTGAGAACATACGGAGAAGGTGAGCGGCCAACGGGATTGATTGTAGGGTGGAAAAACCCGGAAATTTGGGTAAATACACCCATGGTAAAATGGTTGGGCACGGGACACGTGACCGAGTTTAGCGGGAAACACTTGGAGGTAATCAGTGCAAGTCGGTGATTTAGTAAGGTTTCGCCAACAACCTGACCCAGCTACAGGCGTCATTGTTGACATTGATAAATTTGGTCGTTTGGGAATCTTGTGGAACTTCTTAAACGGACAAATCGGCTATAATCACAGGGGTGATGTGGAGGTCATCAATGCAAGTCGGTGATTTGGTTACTTTAGACTCGGGACGCGACACTACACTAACGGGCATCGTCTTGAAAGTGGACGAGAGTCAAAAAGTGGGCGCGCAAGCCTTCCCCTATTTTGTTTCGTGGAGCACCGGTGAAACGGATTGGATGCGGAAAGAGTTCTTGGAGGTGATCAGTGCAAGTCGGTGATTTAGTAGGACATAGATTTGAGAATGGCTTAGGTGTGATATTAGAAACACCAGAGCAAACGAACAACGGCGATTATTTGGTGCATTTCACTAACCAGCGGAAGCCGGGATATTATCGCGCGAAATACTTGGAGCTATACAATGCAGTTTCCTGAGAACAATGAAAAGAACCGTCGCGAACTAGCTAGCAAATTTATAAGCACGTGGAGCGTGGAAGACTTGCGCGATTACGTTGCAGCAGAGCTTACCGACAATTTTAAGCACGACGAAGGGGAATTTGAGGCGGTTTGGTCCGACTTTAAAGATTCATTTGAGTGGTCGGAAGAACTTCGCGAGAGTTTAAAAAAAGACTGTCCTAATCCCGGCTGTTATTGTGGAGCTTGCGACTGATGTGGGTTTATTATCAAAATGTGACAATGGGGCCATTTCAATTCTCTGAAGAGGCCGCATTGTTTGCTGGCTTAACGCTGCTGACTGCTTTTTTCGTCATATTGCCCTCCTACATAGAAAAAAACAAAGATTGATAAGAAAAAGACTTGACAAACTCACAAATCTGTGAGACAATACCCATAGAAACAGTCAAGAAGGGATATTAAAATGAACAGCATGCAAGTCGGTGATTTAGTGCAGCAGGTTAGTTGGGATGGAATTGGTATCATCACCAAGATCCTGCCTTACAATGGTTTCTATGTTTGGTTTCCTGACGGGGAGTATCGCTTGGACGGTGACATATTGAAGGTAGTCAATGCAAGTCGGTGATTTGGTTAAATATGTGGGCAGTCCGTCGAAAAACTCAGGCATCAACCACCACGGCATCGCAACAAAAATAGAGTTCGGTGGTCGTAAAGTGTGGTATTATCAGCTAGATAGTGGCGAACTTTCGTGGAGTTCATCTTTAAACTTGGAGGTTATCAGTGCAAGTCGGTGATTTGGTTAAAATCGTAGCCAAAGATTTGCGTACTCCAGTCGGAAGCCTTGCGCTGGTCACTCGCATCGACATCAAAGAGGATTCACGCGGCAAGTACGGAAAGTGCTGGGCGCGCATGGTCAACTCAGGACATTTGTTTTGGTTTCATCCTGAATATTTGGAGGTTATCAGCAGTGCAGGTCGGTGATTTAGTAAAGTTCAAAGATAATGACGCAATAGGGTTGATTGTGAGTAGAAGCAACAATTCGCACAAAAAAGGTTTATTTCAAATTAAGTGGTTCGACGGTCACGTCAATTTCCGTCACGGTGATGAGTTGGAGGTAATCAGTGCAAGTCGGTGATTTAGTAAAATTTCGTGGCAGCGTTGGCGTTGTCACTTGTGTCGACCCCGAAGAGATAGGCGATCCCCAAGAGGTAGAAGTTTCTTGGAGCGAAGGCGATATTGGGAACATGGATTGTATTTTGTTGGAGGTAATCAGTGCAAGTCGGTGATTTTGTAACGCTTAAAAAAGATAGAACCATAGTCGGCTGCGTAGTTAAAATTGCGAAAGAGCCCCGAACCCGTCAAGCCGGTGGCCGCAGCCAGCGCAAACACCCTCTCCCTGTTTGGGTTGCGTGGGCCGCACTAGATGGCGAAGTCCAACAAGAGTATAGACACACTCTGGAGGTTGTCAGTGATGCAAGTAGGCGACTTAGTTAGACAAAGGTTCAACCCGCAAGGCGCTTGGCTAGTAACCAAAATTGTCGATACCGGCTGGTTCCTGGCTAATGGTCACGGGAACGGTTGGCTGCGAATGTCAGAATACGAGGTAATAAGTGAAAGACAAGAGCGATAGATGGCCCGAAGTTGGCGACTTATTGATCCACACATACTCTGGCAAACACTGCCAAGGACTCATTACCGAAGTTGCGAGCGGGAAAGGGTTTGGCTCAGCGCGCGTCTTCGTAAAATGGGCAGCCAATAATGCTCCCTATGATTATTTTGACACACATGGCTATTCGGCTGTCAATATTCATAATTCTTTTAACTCATTTAAATTGGTGAAAGCGTGAAGTTAAACAAAGAAATTGTCTGTAAAGATGGCTTTACAATGAGCGTTCAGGCGCATTATGCCGCGTATTGTAGCCCACGGATTGATGATGCTCCAAGATACACAGCAGTCGAGATCGGCTATCCATCACGTCCAGAACCCTTGTTGCTAGGATGGGCAGAGAATGAAGATCAGCCAACTAACACAGTTTATGGTTACGTCCCCGTGGCTATGGTGTCGATGGTTTGTGCCAAACACGGCGGCGTTGTCTCGGGTGATTTACCACCTGGAATTGCTCGATTGGAAGCAGTTTAAAAAAATAATACATTTTTCTCTTGACATCTGACTTAAAGTGTGGGATACTATATTCACAGTGGGAGACACGGACGAGATAAGGTGTCGAATGGGCAGTTTGGTCGTTGCGTAAGCGTTTAGGTCGTGTCTAGTGCGAGGAAGATGGGAACCTCACACATTTTTTTTGAAGAAGGATTAATATATGCCAGCACTCAAACAAGCTGAAGGTGACACTGACTACGAATTGAACGACGATTACAATTCGTGTTGGGTCACAGTGGGAAATATCAGTGTGTACGTTCGCAGAACTACTGACGGTGTTTCTGTCGAGCTTTTACCTCAGTACAAAGAGGACAAGCCACCAATCGCTTTTACCCATGCAACTTTTGCCGAAGCTTCGGAGGATAATTAATATGCCCGAAGAGAAGAAAATATTTGATAGTCGCCAAGAAGCATGGGACTTTGTGCGCGAATGCGACAAAGAAGGCCTTAAGGTTGGCTGGCCATGGGCGATTTCATCGGACCCAAACGAGAAACGCTATGTGGTACGCTATGTATCCAAACCTGAAAAGACCCTCAAAGATATTGACGTGTTTGAAATACTAGCCGATTAAAAACAAAAAAGATTAAAATAGTTCTTGACAAATTCATAAATATCTGAGATAATACCCATAGAAACTCGAATCACGGAGAAAATATGAGTTGGAACGGCACAGTTAGGTGTTCTTATTGTTATGAAAAAGGCCACAATCGCAGCGGTTGCCCCAAGCTTAAAGAAGACATGCAGAAGCGCTTGGAGGAGAACCCGAACGATTATTTTGCTAAAGAGTACTTTGAGAAGCAAAAGCGCCGCCGAACCCGAGCCTGTGGATACTGTCAGAAACCGGGCCACAACCGCAAAACGTGCCCCGAAGCTAAGATTGACCGGGGTGTTTTCATTCAGCGAAATCAAACTGCACGAGAAAAAGTTCTTGAGTGGATGAAAATTTGTGGCCTTGGCACCGGCACACTTGTAAAATACGAAACCTATTGGAATGGGGAAGGCGTGGGACTAGTAGAAAGCGTTAATTGGCGTGCCATTAACGCACAGCGCACTCTCGTTGATGAGCATGGCGTCGGTGTGCCTGACGTGGCGTGTTTAAGAGTCGTAAGCGTTGATGGGTCGCAAACAGCCGTCAATGTTAATCCACGCAATTCAGAAATCCTGGGAGCCATTTCTTGTCGTTTGGTCGATCAACAGGTCCCTCACGACTGGCTGGAGAGCAAAGACGCACCCACGCTGCACGATATCGACGCAGAATTGAAGGATAACAGCAAAAACCACATCCGTCGCTACATTCTTAAAACTGAAGAATCCCCCTGGTAAAAAAAATAAAAAAGTTCTTGACATTTTCTTTAATATCTGAGATAATTATAAAGTAAGGTCGATCAACTAGGAAACCCAAAGGAACAGAACACACCATGGCAATTGACTTCAAAACATTCGTTTCTATTGTCCCCCACGTTTGCGCAATCAAAAAGCCTGTCCTTTTGAGGGGTCGCCATGGCATCGGAAAATCCGAAGTTGTGTACCAAGTGGCTCAGACGCTCCAGCTACCAGTTGTAGAGCGGCGAGCCTCTCAGATGACTGAGGGTGACCTAGTTGGCCTTCCTTCCACTGACGGAAACTGTACAACTTTCAACCCCCCCGACTGGTTCAAGACCGCATGTGAAAAAGCAGTTGTGCTTTTTCTTGATGAAGTTGACCGAGCCACGACGGAGGTCCGTCAAGGAATCTTTGAACTAACCGACAGCCGAAAGCTTAACGGATACCGTTTGCACAAAGATACCCTTGTTTTTGCTGCAATCAATGGTGGTGACCATGCGGCACAATACCAAGTCGGAGAGATGGACCCAGCGGAACTTGACCGATGGACGGTCTTTGACGTTGAACCTTCCATCGAGGATTGGTTAGCCTGGGCAAAAGACAACGTTAACACGGTTGTATGGGATTTTGTGAATCTAAACCGTAACCACCTGGAGCATGAGGGCGATTTTGAGCCCAACAAAGTATATCCCTCTCGTCGTTCTTGGAAACGACTCAACGATTGCTTGGCAGAAGCCAGCCTTCTCCGAGAGGCGACACCAGTCTTGTTCAATCTTGCATCAGCCTTTGTGGGGTTTGAGGCTGCTGTCGCACTCAACGACTTCATCAAAAACTATGAACGCCAAGTTACGGTTGAAGATGTCCTTGTTGAAGGCAAAATCGAAAAAACGAACAAGTTTGGTATCAATGACCATAGCGCGCTTGTCGAGAAGATGGAAGCGAACGGAACTTTCGCGAAAGAGTTACCCGAAGAGCAAATGAAAAACCTTGCAGAATACTTTGTAACTCTTCCCTCTGAGGTTGCAATGAAATTGTGGACCGTCATGGGTGAAGGAGAGCTTCAGAACACCATTGACCTTCACAAGGCTGAGACGTCTCAAGGCGCGGTTAGCGCCTACATTGTGGAGCTTTTGACTGGAAAAACAGAGGAATCTTAAAAAGTTCTTGACATATGATTTCATTCATGGTATAGTTAGTAAAAGGTAAAAGGGAATCATTCATGACTTTTGATCTCAACAGGCACGTTGCCCGTCTTCTAATGAACGAACCATTCTTTGCGGCACTTTCACGTCGAATCGACAAACGGCCATCAACTTCGTTTGCAACGGCGGGAGTGCGAGTTGACCCAGAGAGCGGTTATTTTGAGATGGTATACAATCCAGAGTTTTTTGAAAAACTTTCCGAGGAACACCAAGCCGGTGTCCTCAAGCATGAATTTTATCATCTTGTGTTCGAGCATGTGACCGGACGCCAACCAGACGGCGTTAGCGCAAAGCTTTGGAACATCGCGGCAGACCTTGCTATTAACTCTCACCTAGAGGGTGAATTGCCCGAAACTTGTCTCATGCCTGGGCGCGGCGAATTTGAGGAATTACCCATTGGCAAAAGCGCGGAGTGGTATCTTAGCGCTATTAAAAATACTCACGGCCAAGGCGATGGAGAGAGCAAAGCCGGCCAAGGCAAGAAAGGCTCAGGAAAAGACGACAAAGGTTCAGGTGACGGCGATGACAACCATCCCGGCCAATTTGATGATCACAGCGGATGGGGTAATGTAGACAACACCACAAATGAAATTGCCAAAGAGAGACTGAAGGATTCCATCAAAAAAGCAGCAGAAGAGGCCACCAGAGCGAGTAACTGGGGCACAGTTAGCAGGAAATGCCGAAAAGAAATTATGGATCGCATCGCCACCAAGGTAGATTGGCGTAAAGTACTTCGTTATTTTGTAAAGACTAGCCAACGTGCAAGCAAATCAAGCACTATCAAACGGATCAATCGAAGGTATGCGTACATTCATCCTGGCCGGAAGGTGCAGCGTCAGGCACGCATCGCGATCAGTGTTGATCAGTCTGGCTCAGTTAGCGATGCTATGCTAAATGCATTCTTTAACGAACTCAATACGCTAGCAGAGCTAGCAGAGTTTACAGTTATCCCCTTCGACACTGACGTCGCGGAAGATAAGGTGTACACTTGGAAGAAAAACGAGAAGCGCAAGTGGCAGCGTGTACTCAGCGGAGGAACAGACTTTAACCCTCCGACCGAGTATGTAAACAAGAACAATTTTGATGGCCATATTGTTTTGACGGATCTCTATGCCCCAAAACCTAAAGCTTCAAAATGTCAGCGCATGTGGATGACCACAAAAGAATATGCAGCCCGTCCCTATTTTCAAACTAATGAGAAGATCATCGCAATTGATATCAACTAGAGAGGAAAAAGAATGAACCGAGAGCAAGAATTAGAATTGATTAAGAAACACGTAAAAGAAAAGGGAGTCACGAAGCTGGCTCCAGACGCGCGCATTGAAATGAACAGCGTCCATGTATGGAGAAAAAACACACAAAAAGGTAAAAAAAGTTCTTGACAAACACATTTGTTTATGAGACAATACATATAGAAACAGTCGAGAAAGGACACGAATTCTATGGCAAGCAATCTTCGCAACGTAATGACCTGGAACCAAGCAGTCGAACATTTTAACGAGTCTATCCTTCCGCAAGTTCAAGAAGAGTTTGAACAAGACGGCATCAAAGACCTTCCAGCCCGTCGCGAAGTCTGGAACAATTGGACTGATGCGCTTTGCAAAAATGAGCAAATCAGCGATTGGCAGTACGAAAATTGGAGCCAACCCTCGACTTGCGGTTGAACACAAAAACACGGTCGAAAAATTTTTTTCACTCACTGGTAAGGAGCCAGCCAAACAATGAAGGTTAAAACCACCAAAGTACATGGCGAAGACATTCGAGCAGGGCAGTTTGTCTCGTATCCCGATGGTATCTACCGCGTGCTACGCAATGACCGCGACCGTCGTGCAGGCGGTGGCGTATTCCACCTTATGGGGCGCGACAAAAATACTTGGTGGCGCGGATACGAAGGCTACGATAAGATTAATCTTGTTGTAAAAACAAAATAATTCAATAAAAGACTTGACAAGAGCGGCATGATGCGCTATAATACAGGCACAACTTAGAAAGAAAGAGAAAACTCATGACTAAAAAAGATTTTCAATTAATCGCTAAAGTACTCAAGAACAGTGGCACGTCTCCAATGAACCGTTGTGTCGTGAAGGAAGTTGCAATGAACTTTGCAGTTGAGCTACAAAAGGTTAACCCTCGTTTCAACGTACAGCGTTTTGTGGATGCATGCGTGAAGTAAAACAGTGATCAAAGTTACAAGCCTACTCAATCCAGCCATATTCAAGAGCCCGACAACGGGGAAAACCTACGTTGTGGCGGGTGATCAGCCATGGATTGAAGTACCAGACGGTACAACACTTGACGACATAGAGTGGATTCCCCAGCATGAGCCCCTTAAGGGCACCGTAGACGCACGAGAAGCAGTTTTTCAGGTGCAGGGCTCGAAGGGTAATAAATATACCGTTAAACGCTCTCAAAATGGCGAGTGGAGTTGCGAGTGCGTCGGGTTTGGCTATAGAGGTAAGTGCAAACACATTGGATTGGCAGCAGGAATGCATTCGTCAGAGTATGAATAGAGAGGCCAAGTGATATTTTCTACAGCGATACATAGTTATGACATGTACGGAAGCACAAAGAAGCAGATGGTTCAATCGATTCTTTTTGTGCTTGGTGCATTCCTCTTGAGTCACTGCTGCGGTTTAATTCTTTTTCGTTGAAGAGTAATAAAAATAAATATTATGCCACAGTTTAATAGAATAACAATACTACTTTTGCTGATATACGCCGCGTTGTACGTGATAGGACTGATACGTGAAGGTCGGTGATCTGATAAAGTGGAAAACGCACAAGGTAATATCCTCAGTACCACATGAAGGTACAGGGATAGTCGTATCTACATCAGACATTGAGCCATGGCGCAGCCATCCAACAACAAAGCACCTTTACGATGACACCGTACGCGAGCAAGAAATAATAGTGGTTGCACAATCACCTAAAGAACACAAGAACACTGAGTTTGTTTTATGGGATACCGAATGTACGGTTATCTCTGAGTTTTAATTTGAAAGGATATTGTTATGTATAAAGACTGGAAAGCTTCCCTGTATAATTCACCGGGCGAACTATCAAACAAAGGACTGTTTTATGCCGTGCTTAGTGTTAACGTGGTAGTGGCTGCTTTTGTGGTACTTTGGTCCATGGTGGGGTGAAGTGGTTTGAAGTGGGATTACTAAAAGGAATTGGACACTAGCCGTAACAATTATATAGTTGTTAAACTGGTGTGAAATGGGGGATGTATTAAGCACGTTCGTATGTAGTCTGTCAAGTGAAATATTTCTACACCTAGTGGGGAAAGATACTACACAAAAAAGTGAAAATAGTTCTTGACATTTGCATGCGAGCGTGCGATAATACGTATAGAAACAACAAACAAAAGGGAAAATCCATGGACTTCATCTGCGACATCGACCTTGACAGCATTGACAACTTCGACAGCCTGAGCGACTTCGCCGGCCTAGACAACCTAACCGAAGCCAACCAAGAGAACGTCGAGCAAGCTTTCGACGCCTACCTACAATCACAAGCCAGCTAACCTTGACCTACTCTGCGAAACATTCGCGAGAGTAATAAAAATAATAAAGTTAAAAGAAGTATAGTATAGAGTAAGGTATAGTAGAGAGAATACTATATCAGTATTACTATAAGAGAGAAGGAGTAGTAAACATGATTGGTGTTAGTATACTAGTAATACCTATAGCAGCAATGATCGGTATAGCCTTTGCAATGTTTTTAATCAAGTGCTTGCTAAGCCTTATAGGTTAGCCACCGACCAACACCCCCCTCCCCCCCTACCTACCCACCGGGATGTATGTACCAATGATTACGGGTGGTTAGCAGTGCCAACTAAGTACGTTCACAATACCGCTGAAAAAATTTGAGATTTTAAGCAATTTTATGATATAATATACGTATTAATACAGCAGAGGACAGCAGATATGAGCAAAGATATGCATATGGAATTGATAGCGCCTTTTAGCGTATACATAGCGAAAATAAAGCTTCCCGATATTGCATTACAAAAGATGTTAGAGCTAACAGATAAAATTTTAGAAAAAAAAGAAAAGAATTGGGGCGAAAACCTAGTAGGGCAGATAGAGAACGAATGGCTTATTTCAGACGCAGCCATGCAAGAGCACGGCTTGAACGGTTTTGTCGTTAATATTGCGAATACGTACATAGAAGAGGCGCGCGCAAATGGCCGTCCCCTACCCAACCGGCCGGTGCGCATTAGTAGCGCATGGGTCAATGAAATGGGAAAGTATGAGTACAACCCTTTACATTTCCACACTGAATGCTTGCTATCTTCAGTACTTTTTCTTAAGCTACCGGACCTATCGAAAAGTAATATATCAAAAAAGACCCATGGCCACCGCGATGGTTTATTGGAATTTGCTGCGCATGCGCCTTTCCCTACCACTGGAGATGCCGGCCAATACATAGTAAGGCCGGAAGTCGGAGCTTTCTATATATTTCCAGCTGGCTTACTTCACACAGTATACCCCTTTAATTGCGATGGTGTGCGTAGAAGTGTCGCGTTTAATTTCGTTTAATATTATTATTGCTTGACATCCGGTAGTTTTGTTAGTATACTAGTTATATACAACACTGCACAAAGGATTACAATGTTTAATATATCAATGTCAAATGAGATGGCACTGCAGATCTTACCTTTTGGGACAGGGTACTTCTTAAACGAAGAAGGCAATCCAGATCCAGATTCGCTAGGTGTAGCAATGACATTTCAAGCACTAGTGATATATACCAGTCCCAATAATTTGCCAAAAGTATATGACAATTAATTTTTAATTGCCTTAAAACAATGCTATAATATTAGTATATGAAAATTGGCGATTTAGTACAGGATGGTTATAGTAACGATATTGGCATAATCTTAGACATCAATTCTTTTAACTTATACGTATATTGGATAAAGAGTAAACGCGTATACTGGTGCTTGCCCCCTGAAGTAGACATGTTTAGCTCTTTATAGATTTGCGAATATGTGCTATAGTAGGGTTGCAATTGTATAAAAAATTTTTTTTGAAGCGTTTTAAAAGGATATGCTATGAATAGACCTGACCAAATACAAATTAACCTAAACGATACCGAAAGCGTTTTGTGCACAGCATGCGACGGCGAATTTTTCGATCACGTTTTTATTATGAAGCGATTGTCTGCTTTAGTCTCCCCCACTGGAAAAAAGACCATGGTGCCAATCCAGCTGTTTAAATGTCACTCTTGTGGTCATGTTAACAGCGAATTCTTAGAGCCTGGCCGAGGACCGGAAATTTCTAATGAAGGATCTTAAAGAGTTTAATTTAGCTTTAACGCTATTTGGCGCTAATATTATCTTGTTGATGATTTGGTTTCTTTTTTATTTAAACGAATAGTGCTACCTTTCCCTGCTTACTAGTTTAATGTCAGCTAGTTATTAATAGCCATGGCAAAGAAACTTAAATTTAAAATTGGAGACCTAATCGTTCCAAAAGAGCCTCTCAAACAAACTGTTGGGGTGGTTGTGAATATTCGTGATGGCGAAGCCTCCGAAACAGGAAAAACGCAAGATCTCCAAGTGATGTTTCAAGATACAGGTAAACTAGCCTGGGTTAGCTCATTAGATGTCAAATTATTATCTTATAAAAAAGCACAATAACGGTCTTTTAATTAATAGTTATATGTATGAAGCCCGGTACGTATATAAAACACTTTCTATATACTTATAAAGGCACTGCTATATTCCGATATGGGATTGTTATAACTGCAACGTTAGGAAAACAACCAATAATAGCTGAAGTACTCTGGAGCCCACATAGCAATAATAAAATATGTTACGTAGAGGCAATAAAATTAGAACTAATAGAAATAATTTCTGAAGTTTAAGGACTATTTATAATATATGCGAAAATTACTTGAAACATGGAAAAAAAACGTTCTTTTAGAACAGGTCGCTTTCCCTTATCAAATCTATTGTGATATGGATGGGGTTTTAGTCGATTTTGTCCGCGGCGCGGTAGATAAAATCAATCAAGAGCTGGACCAACTAGCAGAAGAGGGCAAGGAACACAAGCGTCTTGTGGTGAGCCTAGAGAAGCGTGGCAGGAAATACATCAAGCCAGAAGACATTTCTCAAAGAAGTCCAGAAAGAATTCAAGCTGCAAGAAAGTATATGTATAAACTATTAGCGAACAATACCAAGTTTTGGGGGGAATTACCTTGGATGGACGATGGGCAAAAGTTATGGAGTTACGTTGGACAATACAACCCATACATATTAACAACGCCCATGGGACCCGGATCTGAAAAGGGAAAAGAGGCCTGGATAAGGAAAAATTTAAGCCCAATGCCGGTAAAAATTCATATGAGCGACAAGAAATATGAATATGCAATTAACAAAGACGGGAAGCCGAATATATTGATCGATGATTTTCCAGAAAATACAGTACCGTGGACTAACCATGGTGGGATTGCTATATTGCACAAGTCCACAGACGAGACAATACAAAAATTACAAGAATTGCAAAAAAACGGTAGAATAACGTAGGAGAATTGTGTTAATGTGTATAATTTGCGTAGACTATCAAAAAGAAAAACTCACTCTTAATGAAGCGTGGCGAAATTTAAAAGAAATGCGAGAAGATATGGACCCGGCTCATGTAGAGGAGGTCGTTAACATGCTTTGGGAAGATGATTGCTATAATACTCATGGAAATGGGGATTAAAAGGAGAAATATTAAATGAAATTAACCAAATCAAAACTTAAACAGATTATTAAAGAAGAGATGGAGACTATTTTTTCCGAAGGTCTAACAGATGAAGAAGAAAAAGAGCTTAAGAGTCTTGAAAAGAAAAAACACGACTGAATGAAAGAAGGAAAGCTGAGTTCAGCTTTAATGGAAAGATACGGAATTAAAAAGGAAGACGCAATAGGTAAAGTGTTGTGGCATTCGTTGAATGAGAGCGCAGAGATTGGTGTTTATGATATGAAATTTGGCAACACTATTATTCGCAATTTAACAGAAGCGGATATCATTGGAGAGGCATCGGACCACAAACGCGATGATGAACATGGCACCCAAGATGATGATGATCCAAAAAGAGGAAAAAAGAAATAAATGAAATTACTATTTGAACATTGGCGCAACTATTTTAAAGAAAAGGGGCTAAACGAGGAAAAAAGAAAAGATGACCCTTGTTGGGAAGGTTATGAACAGGTAGGAATGAAAGAAAAGGATGGTAAAGAGGTACCGAATTGTGTGCCCCTAAAAAAAGAATCTCTAAAAGAACTTATTGAAGAAGAAATTGAAAACATGTATTATGAAATGCTAGCAGAAGGAGAAGTCCTCGAAGAGGCAGAATATCAAGGGCGTAAAGTTACTCTAAATAAACCTACGAAGGGTGATGTAAAGAAATCTAAAGTATATGTTAAAAATGATAAGGGTAATGTTGTAAAAGTTAATTTTGGCGATCCAAACATGAAAATTAGAAAATCAAACCCAAAAGCAAGAAAGTCATTTAGAGCAAGACATAATTGCAAAAATCCAGGGCCAAAATGGAAAGCAAGGTATTGGTCCTGCAAGGCCTGGTAATATGAAATTTCTATTTGAAAATTGGCGCCAATGGATGAGTGATGAAGAGAAAGAATTTCTTGACATTGGCATGCCAACAATTAGGAAAAATGACATTATTAGAAAACCGAATATAAACCCGCACCAAAAAAATACTCTATTAGATTTTTTTGTCAAACTAAACGAAACAGCAGACGAGGCATCGACACAGAACATATTAAAAACAATTTATGCTCATAGTGGCTTTTCTGATGATTTTGATTATTCCACAAAAGAAGATGCTTTAGAGGACTATTATACTCCTTATCGCTATGAAGGGGCCTCTCTTAAAGATTGGCACCAAAAAATTAAAAAAGCTGTGCATGCACGCACGCGGCACACAAAACCAATGGATTGGGGAAATAAATAATGAAATTCCTACTTGAAAATTGGCGACAGTATTTAGAAGACGACAGCGAAAATATTGATATTGAGGTTGAAGGCGGAAGTCTTTCGGGGGTTGTTCATAATGATATACAGCGAGTCTTAAATTGGGCTGAAAAAGAAAGAACAAGTCGCGGAACAATAGAAACAATCGGCACATTAAAAACCCCAATTGCAATATTAAAAAATATGCATGTTGAAGAAGAATCAAAAAATCAAGGCATTGGCACTGATTTGTTGCAACAATTTCTAGATAAAACATATAATATGCCTATTTTATTAATTTCCGATGAGGGTGAAGAAAATGCTTTTGGTTTGACCAATTGGTATGAAAAATATGGATTTGAACATATTGGAGAGTCTGGTGGTTATCCCGTTTTATTAAAGAGGGTTGAAAAATGAAACTACTACTTGAAAATTGGCGAGAGTATTTGAAAGAGGATACAACTGCGATATCCAGTGATGAAATAGAGTCCCTAGTTCGTTCTATTCATATGGAAGAGGACGATTTTATCGAAGGGGATCTAATAGACAACATAAGACAATACCCTTACTATATTCTTAAAGATGTTGAACTAAATAAAATAGAGACCGCATGGACCGACCTAGGGAAAGTTGATGACTATGCCGAAATGAGCACTGAAGCAGATCCTGTTGTTTTGGATCACACGTTACACGCAATAGACGGATCCCATAGAATAGAGGCGGCAAAAGAACGAGGTGAGGAAAAAATAAAAGCTTATGTAGGAGTTGCCCAATGAAAATACTATTTGAAAATTGGCGAAATTTCTTATTAACAGAGAAATTAATGCTTAAGCCTGGCCCCAGCGGCTGGGACCTTTACGGAGAATTGGTTGCACAAGCGTATGAAAATGCCCCGGAGTTTGATCCCGCTGCAGTTTCTTCTTTCGAAGCTCTAGAACCATTTATTAATAAAATGTTTAACCAAATTCAATCTAGGGTTAATGTGCAATTTGTCGACGAAGACCCGTACCCTTCTGAAAGAGAGATGTGTCAGGATGCAATGCAGAATGGGGTTTTAAAAATTTGGAAAGGCGGCACAGAACATCCCGTTTTTAATCCCGAATTAAACTTAAAATTAAGAGCCGTGCATGATTATATGACCCATTGCCAGCGAAGCACAGATTTTGGCCTGCAAGGGGAAATTGCTTCGTATAACGGCCACATGAAAACTGTTCCGCCCTCTGCTGCGGGAGCTTTGTTTACAGAAGTTGTAGGGCAGGCTAGCTACTTTATTAAAAGAGGAAATTTCCCAAAACAAAAAATAGCAATATTGCCCGGTTTTGATTTCTTTAACGTTGGAGAGGTTGATCCTGAAATAACTGGATATAGGTTAGATCGTGAAAAAAAGGAACTAATTAAAATATGAAATTCAATATGGATATAAAAACGCTTGTTTTCATCATTTCAGTGGCCTGCGCCCTAGGGGGTTTTTATTATACCACGCAAGCAAGGTTAGATGATGCCGAAAAAGAGATAAAATTTTTATGGTCCTCTGTTGGTGAACTAGAAAAAGAAAACAAACGTATAAGAAAGCAAATTAATATTTTACGCAAAACACAAAGCAATAAATGAAATTACTAATTGAAAATTGGCGCAAGCACCTGAATGAGATTACTTCCGTACCACCGGAACATATGCAGGCTTTCAAAGAGACTATAGCTAGTTCCAAGTTCTGGACATTGCCACACACTGAAGACGAAATAGATATGGGCCCAGCAGATGAGCTTACCACGCCCGCTGTTGAATCTCTAGCTAACTCTTTAAATGACACTGCCGATGCTCTGGGGACGGAAATATATTTTCTTTTTACAACGGTTAACGAAGAAGAATACGCATTGGCCCCGGATAGTCCGTACCCCGGTTACCCAGACAATTGGTTGATGCAGGGTGCATATCAGGGCCCGCAGAAGGGCAAGCACGTTGTTTGGTTTCAATTTCGCCCACTGTCTGAAGATTTCGAGATGGATAAATTTAATCCCGAAGCACTGGTTAAGGTGTTATCTCAGACTTTAAATCACGAGCTTGTGCACTATTATCAGCTTAAAAAACAAGCTGCAAGCAAAGGGATCAGTGACGAAGAAGCTTGGGCAGAGCTTGAGAAAGATCCAAAACAATTGCCGCAAGACAGCGAAGAACAGACGTACCTTGGCTTACACAATGAGATAGACGCATATGCCCACGAAGCAGCAGAACAACTGCTCGATCAACACTCACCAGAAGAGGCACTGGATATAATCCGAAAGCTGTCGGCAGATAACTTGGAAAAATATCCAGAGATATCTTCTGTTGTTAAAAGATATGTGGAAGTGTTTAAGGACGATCCAAAAACATTAGCTAAATTCCGAAAGAAGCTGGTTCAACAGGTTGAAAATCAATCAGGTATACAGGAAATATTTAACAATTGGCGAAAGTTTTTGCGAGAAACTGAACGCCCCGGCCCGGGCAGGACAAAATCACGCTACGAACGAATGGCAGAGCCAATTGCGTTTGACGGCTTTGCAAAAGCTACATATGACGCCACAGGAGAGTCTGGTGAATTTTTAGAAGAAGACATAGAAGGCAAAGTTAAGATTTATCGTGCTTTGCCAGCCACCACCACAGAGGTCCGAACAAATGATTATGTTACAATGTCAAGAAGATTTGCCGGCGAGCACGCTGTGACCTCTGCGCTATATAATGAAGAGGATTTTTATGTTGTGTATGCGTTTGTTAACGGAGAAGACGTTAAGGAAGCCGACAACCCTGGTGAATATAGGTATACTGGAGAGCCTTTTGAAGCAAAACCGACTCAGATTGCAAATCATCAGACGGGAGACTTGAGGTCAGCTAGAAGATGAAATTATTGATGAAAAATTGGCAAAGCTATTTAGACAAATTAGTAGTTTTAGATGAAAAACTTGACGATCAGTTTTATATAACTGAAGTTTTAGGAATACAAGTCCCCCTTAACGAAGCTTATCCATATTCTATAGAATTAAAAGAAAAAATTATTAAAGAACATATGCTTTTTGAAGGATTTTGGGGCGATTTAGGAGATAAGATAAAACAAGGCACCACAGCGGCATGGGACAAAGCCAAGCAACTTCCCAAACAAGTGGCAGATATGTTTATCATGCTTTATAAGGTATTTTCTGGAGGAAAAGCTAAGCTAATGACGTTCGACAAAGCGGTTAAACGAAACGGTATTTATGTTATAACAAAAAAATTAAACGAGTTCTTGGATTTAATCATAACAAAATTTTCCGATCAAATGGAATCAGTTGCAAATTGGGCAAAAAAAGCGAAAGGTCTGCTGGGTAAACAGTATACAATACAAGAAAGAGCTTTAGATTGGAAATCAGCCTTAAAAGATACAGCGCTTTTAGTAGGGTTAAAATATATCTGGAGCAAAATAGGGCCAATAATAGAAGACGTGCTAAAGGCTGTAGACCCTAACGCACAAATGGCTCTTTTAAAAAAATTTGTTAAAGAAAATATGATGAGTGTTTTCAATAATATTTTAAATAATTTAACATCCGGCATCCGTGCAGCGCTGGGAGACATAACTATTTTTTGGGATTGGCTCAAAGAGGTTGGAGGGGGCATAAAACTAGTTTTTGATGCTCTTTCGCCAGTATTAGCCTTCTTTAAAGGAAGAGGCGGGCTGAATGAAACTACTATTTGAAAATTGGCGAAAATATTTAGAAGAAGATACAATAGATGAACTATCATTACCCTTTTCCTCGCAGGCTAGAATGGAGAAAGAGTTGAAAAAATTAGAAAACGAAATGGTTGACGAAAAACATGCCTCCGCGTGGGAAAAAATCAAGCAAGAGATGAAGGAGACGAAGACCGCCTGGGTTTTAGCGAAAAAATATTTTACCAAAGGTCTAACTAAGGAGGAAAAATCATTTCTGTGGGATCAAATTAAAGATATTGCAAGGGGTACAACCCTGGCGGCACTGTTCGCCGCGCCAGGAGGGTCTGTTGCTTTGCCATTTGTCTTAAAGTTTACGAAGGGGACACTATTACCCTCCGCTTTTAAGGAAAATTTACGCACAAATAAAACTGCAGGGACAATTGTTGCAATATTTGGCCCATCTGGCTGCGGAAAATCTAGACAAAAGGCTGTTTTTAAAAATAATGGTTGGCAAGAGCTTGTTTCTTTGGTGACAAGACCTCCAAGAGGTGAAAAAGACGTTGAATATGAATTCACAACAGAAGAAGAATGGTTAAAAGAATATGAACAAGGGAATTTAATCAATACAAATCAATATGGAGGGAATTATTACGGTACGAAGCTGGATGATTTCCTTGCAGCAAGAAATGCAGTGATGATTACAGATGAAACAAACGTTGATGGGAGCCGAGGGGAGGAAGATTTAAGAAATATAGCCGAAAAATACGGAAAAACACTAGTATTGGCCTTTTGCGCCCCTCCAGATGAGAAAAAACTCGAAAAAAGACACCAAAACCGGCTAAAAAGCGGAGAATATTCTAGTGAGGAAGAGTATAAAAAAAGACTAAAAAAGGCAAAAGAAGAGGCTTCGAGCACGAAATATAGGATTAAAACCCTTAATATTGGCGTACATGAGCTTCATGATGATGAAGATACGGAAGAATTGGCACGGAGTTTGCGCAAATGAAGCTTTTATTTGAGAATTGGAAGCGGTTTTTGATGGAACACAGCGAAGAAGACAGTGATTTAGTGTCTAAAGTTATAATTTCTAACGAAAACAATGAAGTTTTACTGCTTAAAAGGGCACCAAACGCCCCAAAGTACCCAAATTATTGGGATTTACCAGGCGGGCATGCTAAAAAAGGAGAAGATTTAATTAAAGCCGGCGTAAGAGAAACAAAAGAAGAGACAGGTTTATCGATAAAAGGCTTAAAACAGGTAAAAAAGTACAAAAAAATCAATTTTTTTAAAACAAAAGAGTATTCTGGCTCTATTTTAGACACGCTTCCGGAGCACAGCGAGTATAAGTGGGTAAATATTGACGATTTGAATCAACATAGGCTGCCCCCGGGCGGAAATGAGGCCGTAAAAGAGGTTTTAGGCGAACTGACAGAGGATTTTCAAGACGATGTTAAGAAAAAACACCTAAAATTAAAGAAAAAGACCATTGGAATGGGCGGAAATAGAGAAAAAGTGCCTAAATCTATGAATTTTATGTCAGCAAAGCGCGCCAAATCCTCTCCACCAGGGTTTGGAGGCACTTAAAATACTTTCTTTCTATTTTTTAAGCAACTAATTATATTAAAAGAGGAGAAAACAGTGAAAGATCAACAATTTAGTTCTATTTTTAATGATATTGATTTAAAAATTGTGGATCTTCTTATTGAAAGGGAAAAAGAAGATAAAGAAAGGCAAAAACAGCAACAATCGTTGTATATTCAGCTGTCGGCGCCTCAAAATCCGGATTTTGAACCCTCATTCGAAGAAAATAATGAAAAAAACGACAATAATGGCACAATTGTCATTGATTTATAGTAAAAATGAAGAAATATTACAATAAATGGCGTATATTTTTGAATGAAGACGAAAAATCGTTTTCATCACCAAGCCCACATCATTATACAATAGATTTAAAGATTCATTATGACGAAGAAGCTCGTTTATATGAAGATATCTTTAACCAAGTGCGCGCAATTCCCGGAGTCACAATTATTTCTGTGACTGAAGCTTCGCAGACAACCGGTACCGACCAAAAAACCGTTCGATTAGATTTAAAATACATGCCAGATAGTAAAGGTGTTCCACTAGAGCAATACGGGTTTATGTTAAGACGTAAAATCAAAAGTATTCACGGAATCGACGGTGTAAAATTTATCTCATCTAAAAAAATTGACGTTTAAACGCATAAAAATAAAAAAACATTTGTCTTTTTTAAAATTATGTGATATAGTTATAGTATGAGGTAAAAGAATGTGGTGTGTTTAAAAAAAAATCTTTTCACAATATTAATAATTTTCACTAGCTTGATCTTTGTGCATTCCTGCAGCAATCAAGCCGGCAATGGCGCCAACTCATATAACATCCAAAACATTCCCGATATAATCACGTACACTCCGTCCGACGCTGTGGTGGAATATTCTAAAAAGAAATATGAAGATGACTGTTATGTCGAATGGTATTATTACTGCCCCCCTTTAGATGAGGTGTGGCGTATGAAAGTAGTTGTAGATACCTGTAAAGATGATATGGTTGTTGAAATGGGAGAGTGTGAGGAAGTTTTAGAATGCCTCCCTACCAACGAAGTTGTCAGAGAGGAAGAGTGTGTCACAGAAGACGGGGTTAATGGGTTTTTAAAAGTTTATTGCCATAAAGGGTATTATGAATACGGCATATGCGATCCTTGTGTAGAAGAAATCTGCGACGGTATTGATAATGATTGTGATGGGGTGGTAGATGAGGGTGAATATCCTTGCGGAAATGAATGTGGCACAGGGATAGGTCTATGTGTTGAAGGGAAGATAGTCGCATGCGACGCACCGCAGCCATCAGAAGAGGTGTGTGATTATGTTGATAACGATTGCGATGGGTTGATCGATGAAGGGCAATTGAACGCTTGTAATGTGTGTGGCCCAGTACCCGAAGAGGTTTGCGACGGTTTTGACAATGATTGTAATGGCAAAATAGATGAAGGGTTGATAGACAAGTGCAACACGGCATGTGAGGAGAATTTAAACGTATGTGTCAACGGCGCCTGGTTTTGTACTGCTAAACAGCCCGAGGAAGAAATTTGCGATGGCCAAGACAATGATTGTGACGGTTTGATTGATGAAGAATTAAACTGTGTGTGTACATGGGATCAAGTCGGAGTTTTATATCCTTGTACAGAATCTCCCCTTTTGTGTGGCGAGGGATATAAAACATGTGAAGTTGCTCCTGATGGTAAATCGCTACAAATGAGTCCTTGTCAAGCGACATGCGCCTACATTCCCAGTGCCGGCCCTACTCCTTGTGATCCGCTCGTGGGGAAAGTCATAGAAGATGAGGTGTGTAATAATCATGATGAGAACTGTAATCAATTAATAGATGAAAATTTAAAACAAGAGTGTTATACAGGGCCCGTTGATACTCTCAATATTGGAATTTGTATACCCGGCGAAATGGTTTGTAGCGCAGGGCAATGGGGAAATTACGACGGGTACAACGTTTTTACTCCTAATTTATGCCTTGATGAAAAAACACCAGCTGACAAAGATGCGTGTAATGGTGCCGACGACAATTGTGATGGCCTAATTGATGACGGTAAAGAAATACAAGATACAGACATAATCTTTATTGTAGACGGATCTGGATCTATGAATGATGAAATCAATGGAGTCTTGGCCGCACTGAGTATCTTTTCTCAAGAATTTGCCGATCAAACAGCTGTTAGGTGGGGCTTTATTTATGCCCCGACATTCAAATTTGGATACGGAGAATCAGCTAGTCTTGTTTCCGACCTGGAGCCTTTTGACATATTTTTTCATACCCTCGCCAATACAGGTTTTAAAACACAGGGTGGTTATGAAATGCTCTATGATATAATTTATCTCTTAATGGAGGGGATTGTACCGCAGACATCGATGCCTTATCCGAAAGCTGAGCTGCAATGGGACCCCTACCATGGTATTACTTCAACGCCTGACCTTCAGAATTTTTCAGTCAATTGGAGGCCAAATGCAAATCATGTTATAATTGTGTTTACCGATGAACAGGGTCAAAGCTATATGAATTCTTCAACCGTCTCCCCAGTTAATGGAGAAACAGCACAAGGCGGTGGATATGTCACACAATCTATTTTGTTGAACTTGATCAAGCAAGACCCAAGACTTTCAGTTTACACATTTACGCCTCAATATTATAAAACTTCTGGTTTTGGCGCCAAAGCCGCCGGCTGGGAACCCCTCTCATTGGCCAGTGCATTGGGAAAATGGTATGAATTAACCGATTCGGCTACAGAGATATACGCTTATTTATCAGAGATTTTAAGTGAAACTGCTTGTGGCGAAGAGGCCTCGCCATGAAATATATCTATATAATCATAATAGCCCTTTTTATATCATTGATGATATTTGGATGTGGTATTGAAGGCAAAATCGACGACGCTAGCGCCAAATGCCAAGATGAGATTTCAAAACTCTTGGAAGACGTGGAAGACATATGCCTAACGAAAGAAGAGATTTTAGAACTTATAAATTCTATTAATATTGATGAGAGCGATGCCACCTGCGCCAAGGAGGATATACAGGATTGAAGTGGGTTTTAATATTATTACTAGCGTTGCTAAACTCGTGTGGACCACAGTTTGTACAAGACCCAAACGCAACAGTGTTTGTCACTTCCGAATATGACGACGGCTTTGGCAGTCTTGAGGTTAAGTGGATATACCCATTTCAAGAACCAGAGCGGTGTAAACCTCAAGTAGATTGTAGAGATAAAGATGAGTTATCCTGCTCTGTGGTATTATACGACGACTCTCTTAAATATATAAAAGAAGGAGATAAGCTAGCCTCCAAAAAGCTTTATCTGTCAGCGTCTATAGAATATTTACAAGCGCTTTCTCGCCTATATGAAGCAGAGATCAGGCTAGAGCGTGCCAAACACCTTAAAACGGGGTTTGCGAAAAAAGTACAAAAAAGAATATTAAAATGTGAGAAGACTTTACGCTCCTATGAGGCAAAGTATAGAAAAAAGACATAAACTTTAATGAAACTTCCAGCCGAAAAGAACAAAAGAAAATTTGCTGTTGGGGACCTAGTGCAGTTTGATGTATCAAGAGTGTTAGGAATAGTGACAGACACACGAATCGCCCCAGCTTTTTTACCTTTAGAGGAGGTATTAGATGTAAAAGTGAATTGGGTCGATGGAGTGGAATTTTGGTGTTTGGAGTTTACATTAAAGTTGATTTCTAGTAGATAAGACTAGTTATAAGTTCAATAAAATAAAAAATGTTTAACAAAGGGGGCTTTATTATGAGCTTTATTTATACTCTACAAAAAGGGGACAAAGGGCAAGAAGTAAAAAGGTTACAAACCAAGCTTGGTATTGTTGCTGATGGCGATTTTGGCCCAAAAACAAACAAGGCAGTAGAAACACACCAGTCTAGCGCTGGTTTGGTCGTCGACGGCCTGGCCGGCCCAAAAACACTTGGAAGTTTGGGAATTGAGATATTAGCCGGAATAGATGTTAGTGCACACAACGGCACTGTTAATTGGAAGGAAGTTGCCTCTGCGGGGGTTAAGTTTGCCTGGGTAAAAGCCACCGAGGGACAAACTCATGTTAATAGAGGTTGGGTTAAAAGATATAATGGTGCATTAGAAAACAACATTATTGTAGGCGCCTACCATTTTGCGCGCCCGGATTTTAACAAATACGATACCCCAGAAGAGGACGCCCAGGCCGAATTTAAACATTTTCGGGATACCCTAGAGCAAGTTGGCGGGCTACAGTCCGGAAACTTAGTACCAGCGATAGACTTGGAGGCGGGAATGAAAACTGATGATCAGTATAATGCAAACTGGTATCTTGAGTGGCTACGCTTAACAGAAGAAGAGTGGGGTGTAAAAGGAATTGTATATACAGCTAGATGGGCATGGAACTTATACACTCGTAACGCAAAAAAAGAAGATCGTGAAAAATTTACAGAGTACCCAGTTTGGTGGGCGAATTATATTCGAAAAGAGCCACTAGTTGGCCCAGAAGAGCAATTAAGGAATTGGAAAGAATGGGATGTATGGCAATATACGGGATGGGGATCATGCCCCGGGATTAAAGGAAATGTTGATCTTAACTGGATGGCTGGAAATCAGTTGCAAAAAGTTATAGTGCCATAAATTGCACTAGGGCCGGCAATTGCTAAATAATAGTTTTTAATCATTCTTAATACTATTTATTAGCAAAGGAAAAGGTAAATTTTATGAGCAAAGGCCCTTCAAAAAACCAAATAAAAGAAATTATCTTAGAAGAGTTGATAGCGATACTGCTCGAAAGAAAAATGATAACAGAGCAGCAATTACTTGAAGAAGATATGTCTAACCTTATTTCTAGATTATTGCCAGGAAGTTCGGAGAGATCTTGGAGAAAGTGGCTCAAGAAGAACCCAGAAGACGAAGAAGAAATTGAAGCAGCCTTACAAACTCAGGGACCAGCTGGCGCTGCCAAAGTCGCTCAAGAATTAAGCGATGAAGATATTATAAGTGTAGAGCCGGCTAAAAAGCCAGGGCCCGCACCAGAATCACCACCTCGACTACCAGCCAGTGCACTAGTACAGAGAAAAGATGTTATTATATTGCCGAAATCTACGGCTAGTCTTAAAAGAATAGTAGCCAGGATGGTGAACTGGGTTCTAGATGAGACCAACTGGGAGCACCAAGAATGGGATGCCCCTTCTCAGACTAGTCCTGTTACTGGTACAATTATTGTTAAAATGATTAATTATCTCCGGCACCTCTCTGGAAACACCGCTTACGCTAAAGAATATTTGCAAGAAAATAAAACAAACTTAATTTACATTAAAGAATCTAGATTAAAAGAAATATTAACTAAAGAAATACAAGAGAAAGCCCAAGAATGGCATGCCCGATAAAAAATAATACACAGTATGACCTTTCTGGAGTCGAGCCGTTAGCAAAAGACCTCTATTCTTTTACACAAAAGCGCGTAGGATTTAATAGGCCACCAACAATTGTTTTTGATTCAGATCCAGAAAATGCAGAGAACCCTTTAGGAAAAACTGCGTATTATGATCCATCTTCGTATAAAGTTGTGGTTTTTGTTGATGATCGACACCCAAAAGATATATTAAGATCGCTCGCACACGAGTTAATACATCATGGGCAAAATTGCCGCGGCGAGTTTGAAGGGGGAATGGAAACTGGTCCGGGATATGCCCAAAAAGATTCGCATATGCGCGAAATGGAACGAGAGGCTTATGAGCAGGGCAACTTATGCTTAAGAGATTGGGAAGATCAAAGGAAGAATAGCCTTCAAGAGACTATTTATTATACTGATAGGAGATTTGGACGTATGTCACTAAAAGAATGGAAAAATAACAAAATAAATTCACTTTTGATGAAGAAATTTGGCCTTATGTCTGAAGGTCTGGGTGCCGCCTCGGATTGGCATGATTATGAAGCATCACAACGAGTGCGCGAAGAAAATGATGAAAACGATGAAGAAGGGGAAGAAAAAGAAATTATCGAACCAAAAACAGAACCCCCGCAAAGCCCGGAAAGTAAAGCTAAGCATAAACCGTCAGAAAGAGAACCTTTAAAAGAGGAAGATGAGGTATTAAGCGAAACAGGTACAAAAGGCCTGCGCGAAACTATACATGATGCAATTAATAAGGTTTTAAAAGAAAAAAATGTAGCGTATTTAAGAGACATTTCAAATATGCGTCGCGACGACAAAGAAGAGAAAGAGACAACTCAAAAATCATTAGAGCCGATAAAAGTTAACAAACCTAAAGAGCCGGCCTCACAATATCCAGAGGAGGTTGATTTTAGCTACCCAGCATATGATAGAGATGACGACGAAGAGCTACAAAATGAAGGGGATCAATTTGAAGATCTTCTTGTTCAAGCTGAAGGGGCTAGTGTGGACCCAGCAGTAGTTGAAGCCGCTAAAGTAGAGTTTCTAGAAAACAATATAGAAGAGGCTGTCTCAATGTTAAACCAGGCCCTGAGTGGCGGCGCCACAGAAGAAGAGCCTATCAAAGAATGGCACAACAATACATTGCTCAATAAGCTTACAAACTTATGGGCGAAATAAGGGAATAAACAATGGCACATTCATCAGATAATTTTTCAGATAACGGAGATTTTGTTATTGAGAACTATCAGAAGCTTTCCGATCAACATGATAAAGATGATGCGATAGCGCAAGTGCCTATTTTTTTTAATATCAAAAGCGTGCCTTCGCTTAGAAGTAGAATGAAGCCATATATGGTATCCATAGAAGGCGATCCACTAAACATTGCAAAAATTGAATAAGGAGAAATAAATCATGGCAAGTGTTAAAAAAAGAAAACGGCGCCGCAAGGCATATTACGAGAAAAAAGCAGCTGCAGCCGCACCAGAACAAGTGGCAGAGGTTGTTGCGCCAGCCGACACACCAGCTGACACGGCCCCAGAGGTGCAAACCGAAAAGCCGAAAAAACCAGCACGAAAGCGCAAAATATTTTCAAGAAAGAAAAAAACACAGGGTGAGTAAGCAATGGGTGGTGTTGCCAAGCATTTAATGCATCTTTATGATGATAGGACTTTAACCTATAATAAAATTAAAAAGATTTTATCCATGGCCTCCGGAGGTGCGTTAGAGGGTACGGAAAAGACAGACGGTTTTAATATATATTTAGGTATAAAAAACGATAAAGGTGTTTGGGCACCAGCGTGGGCCAGGAACAAAGGGGACATGAAGGCCCAAGGGCGCACATTTGCAGAGCTGGCCGGCCGAAAATTTGCCGGCGGGGAGAAGGTTAAAAAGGTCTATTTAGACGCGTTTAGAGCCTATCAGAAGGCAGTTAACTCTCTTAATGGGAGTCAGATAGCGGCCATTTTTGGAGAAAATACCAATATTTTTTATAACACAGAGATTCAGGGCCCCGGGGCATCGAATGTTGTAAATTATGACAAAAACATTATTTCTATACACCACGTTAACCATAAAATATATAATCCAGAAACTGACCAACTAGAGCTTGTCGATGCATCAAAGAATTCTAAAATTTTAGATGAATTGATTAATCAATTTGAACAAGCAACATCTGACGAAGATTTTTCTATTCGAAGAACTGCACTTTTACAGCTTAATAAATTACAAGATGATTATGATTTGAATATTGCATTACAAAGAATGCAAAAGGCCGGCTTTGTGGGGAACATGACGATAGGGGAATTCTTAGAAATATATTTATCCAGCGAGACGGAAAGAAAGCTAAACTTTTTAAGCCCGGATATCCAACAAGACGTCGTTGATAGAATATTAGAAAAAGATGACTTTAGATCTTTAACACAAATATATAAAGGGTTTCCAATAGACGTTAAGCAACGCATCAAACAACATGTTACTAATGGATCAAAGATGATTAAAGAAGCCATATGGCCAATTGAAACAGCGATCCATGATTTTGCGGTTGAGCTTTTAAAAGGGCTCAAAAGCGCATATATATTGGACGAAAACAATGAGGCCGAATTAAAAAGAGTAAAAGACGAAGTAGAACAAGCAATCAGAACCATCCAGGCATACCAAGGTCCACAAAAAGAAGAGGCACACCAAATATTGCGCGACCAGCTAGAAAAATTAAAACATCATGACAAGATTACAACAGTAGTGGAAGGTTTTGTTTTTCAGGTAGGTGATCAACTATATAAGTTTACTGGAAATTTTGCACCAGTTAACCAGCTTCTTGGTCTTTTTAAATACGGAAGAGGAAAGATTCCGCCTTTTAAACAAGAACCTAGTCAAAAAATTGGCGAACAACCAATGGAAGAGCCAAATATTGAGGAATCAGCACAAACATATGCAATTATCCCCGGTAAGTTCAAGCCACCGCACCGCGGCCATCTAGACATGGTTAAACATTACGCGACTTTAGCAGATAAGGTTATTATATTAATTTCACCACTAGCTAAAAAGACGCCGCGCGGACAAGAGATCACAGCAGCAGATTCCGTTAAAATATGGCAAATATATTTAAATGCGGCTGGTATAACCAATGTAGATACAGAAATTTCTGAATATAATTCACCAGTACAGGCCGCTATTGAATACGGTAACAATCCAAAAATTGCAGGAAGTAAAATTTTACTGGGTTCGAGCACAAAAGGTGGAGACGCTGCCGCAAGGTTTGGTAGAAACATTCAAAAATATACTCCAGATGTTGAAATAATTGATCCGCTAAAATATGCTTATGAACCAATTGGGGAAGAACTACATGCATCAGATTTTCGAACTATTATCGATGACCCAGAAGCTATAGCAGTAGGGGCTCATCTTAAATACATCCCGGAAGAGGCTGAAAATAATATAGCAGACATTTTAAGTATATTTGAAGCTAGTATGTTAGAAGAGGAGGTTAACCCACTTCCTGTGGGAATATTTCTTGGGCTAGTAGAGCGCCAATATTCCAAACAGGTACATGCCGCAAGTTCGCGAGCATATGCCATGCTTAAGGAGCGAACTAGCATCGAAAGCGAGTTGGCAAAATTAGAAAAAGAGCCGGCGATTGAAAAAGAAGAAGAAGAGAAAGAAAAAAAAGAAGCAGATTTAGAAGACACACAAGATAAACTTAAAGCACAAGCAGAAAAAGAAAGAGAAGAAATTATCACAGAACCAGAAGAGGAACTTGAAGAAGCTTCTAGCATGGCGGCCGGAAATATAGCAGGGGGGATGACAAAGCCGCCATTCGCCGGCCTCAGTGTTGATAAAGAAAACGAAGAAGAGAAAAAAAGATCAAAACTAGATGATAAAAACAAGCTAGTTAAAGAACTTTATGACTATTTATTAAGAGCAGGAGCACATTAATGCATATTAATAGAGAACAATTTTTAAACGAGCTTAAACTTAGAAAGCAAATAAGGCGCGCAATCGGCGTTATAAAGAAGAAAAAATTAAATGAAGAAACGAAACTTCGCTCCTTGATTCGAAGTCTGATCTTACAAGAAGCGCAAGCGACTGATATTCCAACAGAGGTACCCCATAAATCAACAGGCATTAATGTCTTAGAAGACCTACTTAAAAAAATCATTCCAGTCTTAGAAGATGATTTTAAATCTCTGACTACGGACGAGACTCAGAGGGTTTCGTTTAGATCTCATATTATTATGGCGGTTAAAAATTCACTAGCAGCTCCAAAAGTAAATGTACAGGCTGGTGGAGATGGTGAAAAAGAAAAATTTGTTCCAATTAAAGAACAAGATATTAACGTCAAAGTACAAGATGATGCAGACGTGGGCGAAGAAGCTTTTATTGACATTGAGCCAGAAGAAGAAGTAGAAAAAGATCCGAAAGAAGATTTTGGAATTCCAGGCGAAGATGAAACTGGCCGCAACGTTGCATATGCTAGTTACAATAAGGTGGAAAAAAACATTCTTGATTCATATGATGTCCTTTCAAATGAAGAAGATAGAGAGACATTTTATGATTATTTGATAACAAATCTTAAGTTGTATTTTGATAAATTTGAAGACGAACTACAAACTTCCGTACAAGAGCCAACGACACCAGAATACGAAGCGGCCGAAGAGCCAGAACCAGCTAGTCTATAAAAAAATTAAATTTCACCTATAACATCATACATTTATTTTTTTTTATATTTTACAGCTCTAAGTTTTAAAAATCAGCTCTAACATTATTTTTTTAAAATTATCAATTACTTTGAATCAATAAAAATTAATTAGGATTGTATCATACCTGTGCAGCTTTGTTAAATAAAGCTTTCTTTCTTTTAAAAAAAATGTTACTATAAATTATGACCTGGAACAAAAAACGAAGAACTCCTGGAAAAAACAGGTATTATAGCTTGTCTAAAAAACTTCGAAGAGAATCAAAAACAAATGACGAATTTGAAGCAATGGTTGACAATTTAAGCTTGGAAGAAATAATAGGACTTAAGCTTGAATTGGCCTCGAAGCACTTTGGCGGTAAAATGTATGGCATACCTATTTGGAGTTCGTTAAAAAATATTGTACAAGATGCCATATTGAAATATACTATGTCGGCCACGCGAACAAAAAAAGAAGCTTCGCGATTTTTAGGACTTACGCCAGCCGATTTAAACAAATTGTTAAAAAAATATAACGTCGAGAATTATTTCGAAAAAAATGATAAAAATGAGTTGACTAGTGAGTTATAATAAGATATGATTATATATATATGGAACGCGGAGGTTACTGTGCTTATTAGTTAAATTTTAATATAAAGATACAGGAAGCTTATGGCCTATAGAGTGTTAATTATAAGCTTAAAGAAAAACATATGACATGTCTTCAATGACTCTCCTGAAGATGAACAGCTGTTATTGATTAAAAGGAGTCTAGCCTTGTTGGAGCGAAGATTCAACACACTCTATAGGAATTTTGTTCTTTAAAAATATGGGGGCGAAACGGTTTCGACAAAGTAATTGACGATGTTACCGTGCAAGGCTGTGTGAGTAACACAGTAAAAATGCTCAAACTTTATAAATGCCAACGATAACGTTGAATTTGATTACGCTATAGCTGCGTAATTACGGGGTGGCAACAACCTTGTTAAACAAAGTTGCAACTTAAAGGGTTTGTTTATTTTCCTTAACTAAAAATATATTTTTTTATTTAGTAAGCTCGTTGGGGCTATATCCAAGCAACCTTGTAATTCGCGGAACGTTTTGAAATATTTTGGACCTGGGTTCGACTCCCAGCGCCTCCACTTAAAGTTACTAAGGATACATATGGGAAAGATTACAGAAACAATTTCGAAAATTCAAAAAGAGGAGAATATAACCCTTCCAGAATTATTCGAAAAATATCCACATTTGGCAAAGCTTCAATATGAAGAGCAATTAGAAGAACAAAGTGTTTGTAAAAACACAACTTGTAAAAACACAAGCTGCAAAAATAAAAAATGTAGCAAAACATTACTTTGTGATTAAAATAGAAGGAGAAATATCATGGGTGGTTTAGTAGAATTCGTAGTTGTATTGGCGGTAGGGTTTGCTATAGGAGTCGCTTTGACTAAAAAAGGCGTTCTATAATGGAAGAGCAACAATCGAAATCATGGGATACAGCAGCAACTTTCGAAACTTATAAAGAGGCAGATCAAAAAAGAAATGAATTAAAGGAAGAGTTTGATTTAGTCAAAGTAAGAAGATGCGGCAAAGGTGGCAATCTTTTCAGAGTTAAAACCTGGAGTGAACCAAAGAAGCCCATTGAAAAAAATAAGAAGAAAAACAAAGCGCACCGAAAAGATAAGAAAGCGGTTAATCATGGTAACAAAAATATTCGCAGTTGATAGAAAAGGTAAGAAATTTTTTATTGGCTCGGTTGTCGAATATAAAAATAATCTGTATTCTGTTGAGGATATGCTTTTTACCGCAAATCCACGCGATCAATATATAACCATAAAACAAAAAAACAACAAGTACAAAGTATTGGAATATATTTTACCAGAAGACGTTGTTTTAAGAGCATAGTTTATAAAAATGAATAATGTATTAGTTGTCGGCACAGGAACAATTGGGGAGCCCCTTATTGGTCTCCTGGCAGATTTTAGAAAAAAATTAAATATTGGACGTGTGATTTTTCACAAACGAACCCCGCTCTCAGACGAGGTTGCCAAAGTTGAAAGTTTAATTAAAAGGGGCGCGCAGCTGGCTGTAAATGAGAATTTGATTCCAGCCTTTAAAGAGTTGGGCCATAATGTAGGATATGATTTCCAGACAGCTCTAAAGATGGCGGATGTCGTAATTGATTGTACTCCCGCAGGCAACGAACATAAGAAAAAACATTACACAAAATATCCGGGCAAGGTCTTTATAGCACAAGGAAGCGAAAAGGACTTTGGAGTGCCATATGCCCACGGTATTAATGATAATATTTTTGATAAAAATCCAAATTTTATACAAGTTGTAAGTTGTAATACTCATAATATTGCATGTTTAATAAATACCGTAACGAATGATCACGGAAGAGAAGTTAAGGGGGATTTTGTATGTATTAGACGCTCTAACGATATTAGCCAAGAAGCTTCTTTTGTACCCTCTCCAACGATATCAGACCACAAAGATCCTATTTATGGGACACATCACGCAAGAGATGCACATAATCTTTTTATGACGCAGAAAAGAAGTGTTAATTTGTTTTCAAGCGCTTTAAAAGTGAATTCTCAATATATGCATATAATTCGTTTTGATATCAAACTCAAGGGGGAATACACTCATAACGAAATTTTAAATCGATTTCGAGAGAATAAATTTATAGCTTTGACTGAAAAAACATCTACCAATAAGGTTTTTTCCTTTGGAAGAGATCATGGGTATTATGGACGAATATTCAATCAAACAGTTATCCCTGTGTCTTCATTACATGTACGAATATATGGAAGAGAAACAAAAATATCCGGATTTTGTTTCACTCCCCAAGACGGAAATTCATTATTAAGTAGCGTTGCTGCGTGCATGTACGCGCTCCATGGTCGTGGGAATTATAAACAATATATGAATCATTTCGATCCCTATTTATTCAGAGAAATATAAATTATGGCCAAACACAACAGAATAAAAAGACATACACATGAAAAAACAAACACATATGTTTGCTCACCAGACACAATGTGTGTGAAAATCTTAGATGCTTCTTCAAGAGCTGTTGCTGTGGCTCTTTATTATAACGATAAAGAGATATTCAAGAGGTCATATAAAATTGGGTATATCGACGATAAAGAAGACGCATACACGGAATCAGTTGTAATGTTGTGTGAAGAACTAATCGGCCTACATAATCTTGGTGCGGAATATATCGATTGGTTTCCGAATAACGACACAACCTTGGTAGAGTATGCAGGAAAATCTCTTAAAGAGGTTAGGAAAAAGAGCGGCCTTCTTGTCTGGAAAAGAAAATAAATACTAAAAAAGCTTGACAAAATTAATATTTGTGCTACTCTTATAAGAGAGGCATATATGAATAAAAAAATTATCATAATTATTGGAACTTTGTTACTGTTCGGATGCGAAGTATATACAGAGCGAAATCATTCAACTTTAAAACATAAACATGAAACGGGCGCCCCCCACCAGGATTATGCGTCAGAAGCTTGCTCCTATGAGTTTTATACACCATATCCATGGAGCGAGGCGCTTGTTTGTGATGATTATTGTTGTATGTGGGAGCGAGAAGACTTTTATGGCGTATGTGAAGAAACATGGTGCTATTATAATGATTATTGTGGGTGGGAAGCAGTTGAAATATATTGCTACGCCATTTAGGGGAAAAAATGGGAAAAATTATTGGCATAGATCTTGGAACAACTAATTCTGTTGTTGCGGTATTAGAGGGCGGAGAGCCAAAAGTTGTTAACAATGAGGAAGGAGCTAGAACAACCCCTTCGGTAGTCGCTTTTAATAACGACAATTCTGCATTAGTAGGGCAAATTGCAAAAAGACAATCAGTAACAAATACTGAAAATACAATATTTTCTGCTAAAAGATTTATAGGACAAAACTATAGTAACGTAAAAGAAGAAGTTTTACGAATGCCGTACAAGGTTTCAAAAGCAAAAAAAGGCGGCGTGCAATTTAAAATTAGAGATAAATCATACTCACCATCTGAAATTAGCGCGCGCATATTGCAAAAACTTAAGCGTGCAGCAGAAAACTACCTAGGAGAAGAAGTTACAGAGGCGGTGATTACAGTACCGGCCTATTTCAATGATACACAAAGGCAGGCAACAAAAGATGCAGGTAAAATTGCCGGCCTGGAAGTTAAACGGATTATCAATGAGCCCACCGCCGCGGCCCTTGCCTATGGTTTGGATAAAAAAGAAGATCAACTTATTGCTGTTTATGATTTCGGCGGCGGCACATTTGATGTTTCTATTTTAGAAGTCGGAGGCAATGTGATCGAGGTTGTATCGACAAATGGGAACACTCAACTCGGTGGGGATAATATTGATGAAAAAATTATTGACTACTTAGTGTCAGAGTTTAAAAAAGATACCGGAATTGATGTTGCTAGTGATAAGATGGTATTGCAGCGCTTACGAGAAGCTGCAGAAAAAGCAAAAATTGAATTAAGTTCCACTATGCAGGCAAGTATTAATTTACCGTTTTTAACTGCAGATGCCGCCGGCCCAAAACATATGAATATTGAATTTTCCCGGGCTAAGCTTGAACAATTGATAAGAGAAGTTGTCGAAAAGACTCTAAAGTCTTGCCGCGCGGCTCTAAAGGATGCCGGAAAAACCCCAACAGAGATTGATGAAGTTGTTTTAGTGGGCGGCTCAACTCGGATCCCTTTGGTTTCAAGCATCGTTAAAGACTTTTTCGGCAAAGAGCCGCACAGAGGGGTTAACCCAGATGAAGTGGTTGCATTGGGCGCCGCCGTTCAGGCGGGTGTATTGTCTGGCGACATAAAAGATGTTTTATTGTTAGATGTGATCCCGTTAACGCTTGGGATCGAAACTTTGGGAGGGGTCAGAACCGTCCTGATTGAGAGAAATACAACAATTCCTTGCCGAAAATCAGAAATATTTTCCACAGCGGTTGATAATCAAACCTCTGTCGAGGTGCACGTACTTCAAGGGGAGCGAGAGATCGCTGCGCAGAATAAGTCTCTTGGAAAATTTCACCTAGATAACGTTCCACCCGCACCACGCGGCATTCCACAGGTTGAAGTGAGTTTTGATGTAGACGCGAACGGAATATTAAATGTGTCGGCTAAAGATAAAGCTAGTGGAAGAGAACAATCTATTCGCATCACAAATTCCAGCGGCCTTACTGAAAGCGAAATCAACCAAATGGTAGAAGACGCAAAAAAGAACGAGGCTGAAGACAAAGTAAAAAAAGAATTGATACAAGAGAGGAATCAGCTTGATACGCTAGTTTATCAAACCGAAAAAGCCCTTAAGGATGTTGGTCCAAAATTAGAAGACAATGACAAAGAAGCACTTATAGCGGCAGTGGAGTCTGCAAAATCAGCTTTGGAAAGTGATGATATTGGTATGATTAAAAATGCACAAAGTGAATTAACAACTGTTTCACACAAGCTAGCAGAAGCATTATATAAAAATCTATCTGACACACAAGATAACCCCCCAACCGACGAGGAAAGCGATGCCAACATTGTGGACGCGGAGATCGTAGAATAATATTGTATAGTATACGCCTCCGTTAAATATGTTGACAAATAGTTTTATGTATGATACTCTTTATACATGATTAATTTAGGTTATGCTTGTATCAATATGTCTTTATCCTCTCTCAAAAAATCCGAGAGAATTACTACTAACCGGTCTATGATTAAACGTACTTTCCAGCAGCGTGGTATTGCGTACGCTTCAGAGCTTGCACTCCAAAACATCAAAGACCTTTATGCTATTTTGCAGTGGAACGAGGAACACAATATCAAGTTCTTTCGTTTGTCTTCTGACTTTTTTCCTTGGGCCTCCGAATATAGTTTCGAAGAATTACCAGATTACGAAAATATCTTATATTGGGCAAAAAAGTGCGGCGACTATGCGCACGCCAACAACCATAGACTCACTAGTCACCCTGGTCCGTTCAATAAGCTTACAAGTCCGCGCGAGCGCGTTGTTCTTAACACTATCAAAGACTTAGAGATTCATGGTAAGTTCTTTGACCTGCTCGGCCTACCTCGCTCGCCCTATGCCAAACTTAATATTCATGTAGGCGCACACTATAATGACAAGGCCATGGCACTTAGCAACTTTTGCCGCAATTTTGAGCGACTATCTGACGGTGTGCGCAGTCGCTTGACCGTAGAAAATGACGACAAAGCTTCTCTTTACAGCACCAAAGAACTGTACGATGAGGTTTACAAGCGTATTGGCATTCCCATTGTTCATGATGTGCATCATCACAAATTTTGTACCGGCGACATTGATGACGAAGAAGCAATGCTTACTGCCGCTATGACATGGGGTGATGTAAGACCCGTTATTCATTATTCGCAGTCGCGCTCCATCGAATATAACGACCCAAAGATTCGAGACAATGCACATTCTGATTCTTATTGGAAGCCAGTCGATACCTACGGTTTAGATATTGATGTTATGCTAGAGTGCAAGCACAAAGAAATTGGCTTGTTTAAGATGCGCGAACTTCTAAATCATTAAAAATTGAAATTAGTTAATTTTTTTTTATTGACATCTGTTAAAATAACTATTTATAAGCAATATGACAAATTTTAGAAAAGGCGAGTTCTGGAGGGCAATCCCAGCGTGGAAAGATATAAGCTATAACACTTTTGTCGATCATACTTGGCAAGATAAAAATGCAATTACAAATCATAAAAAACTACTAAAAACAATTCAGAACTTAGTAAGCGATGAGTTTTTGGAGGATGCCAAAAAAGGTTTTCTTAAAGCCCCAATGGCCACTCGAATAACTCCTTATCTTCTCTCATTGATGGATTGGAACGATCCTGTTAACTGTCCCATAAGAAAACAGTTTTTGACTTTAGAGTCATCTCTTCAACCTGATCATCCTATGCTTCGACTTGATAGTTTGAATGAACAAGAAGATTCGCCCGTAAAAGGATTAACACATCGATATACAGATAAAGTTTTGTTTCTTGCCCTTGACACCTGCCCAGTTTATTGTCGCTACTGCACACGCGCCTATGCTGTTGGTAATGATACAGCTACAACAGAGAAAATATCAGTTAAAGCATCAAAAGAAAGATGGGCCGATATTTTTAAATATTTACAAGAGCATAAAGAAATACAGGATGTGGTAATTTCTGGAGGTGATGCTTTTCGACTCAAAGTGTCTCAAATAAATGAAATAAGCTACGAGCTTTTAAAAATGAATCACATAAGGAGATTTCGTTTTGCCACTAAAGGCTTGTCTGTGATGCCTATGAAAATTTTAACTGATTATCGCTGGACTGATGCGTTAAGTCATTGGGTCGACACCGCTAGAAAGCAGCACAAAGAGGTATGTATACATACCCATTTTAATCATGCAAACGAGATAACTAAAATAACTCAAGAGGCTATGAATCTTTTATATTCTAGGGGTATAAAAGTCAGAAACCAGTCTGTGCTTCAGAACACTGTTAATGACACATCGGACAATATGATAGCGTTGGTTAAGGGCTTAAGTTATATTAATGTTCAACCTTATTATGTTTATGTACATGATTTAACAGCTGGAACGGAAGATATGAGAACTTCTGTAAAAACTGCCATGAATGTTGAAAAGCATGTTCGCGGAATAACTGCAGGGTTCAACACTCCAACATTTGTGGTTGACGCTCCAGGCGGCGGCGGAAAAAGAGATGTACACTCTTGTGAATGGTACGATCCTCATACTGGTATTAGTGTGTGGGAGGCGCCCAGTGTCAAACCCGGACGCCAGTTTTTATATTTTGACCCTCTCCACTCTTTAACACCGGAAATGCAACAAGTTTGGAAAAATGAAGAACTGCGCAAAGGAATGATTCAGTCCGCTTTAGACCATACGCGTTTTTAAAAAACTTTACAAAATATAGAACGATAGAAATAAATTCAAAAATTAAAACCAAAAGAGAATAAAATGGAGCTTATAACTACTAAGGTTTGTATGACCAAAAATATTGGAGTACATGGGAGCCTCTTTGGTGGGACAATGTTGTCTTGGCTTGATGAGGCAGCATTGGCGTTTGTTTGTCAAGTGGCGGATTCTACTAGAATGGTAACCAGAAGTATTTCAGAGGTTATATTTGAGAGGCCAGTAAAAGAAGGTAGAATTGTTAAGATTTATGGCGAAGTAGTAAAGGTGGGCAACACCAGTGTCACCATTAGTCTAGAGGCAAGAGGTCACAATCAGTTTACTGGGAAACAAAAAATTGTTTGTCAAACTAAAATGGTATTTGTACAAATTGACGAAGAAGGCGAATCGATGCCCTTAAGTAAAAAAGTAAAAAACAAATACAAAAAACGATTGACAAATACAAAAAAATAATGTAAAATATAGAAAATATACTCCCGTAGCTCAGTTGGTTAGAGCAAGCGGCTCATAACCGCCAGGTCGTAGGTTCGAGTCCTACCGGGAGTACTTTTAAAAGGAGAAGATTATGTTGAGAAAATTATTGTTATGTTTTATGGTCTTGCTTTTTGCCACGCCGGCGATGGCAGAAGATGATTGGAAGGTCCGAAGTGGTGTGCGTTTCGGTTATGCCTATCTTAATAAAGGAGAAAGCCTAGACAAGTTAAAGAGCCCTCACATGCTCTTGCTCGGCTTCGAGCTTCAACAAACTCTTGATGGCGGTGAGTGGCTAGATGTGCTATTCGTCCAAAACGTCTCTGTTGTCGGTTTGGACCAGAGTATTTTTGCACCATCAGCCAGCTTGCTTGTTGGTTTTGAGTTCGCTGACCGCCTGCAGTTGGCCTTGGGCGCAAATATCGCAGCCTTTGATCCAGCAGAGGAAGATAATTATGTGCACGTGGTTGCGGCGATTGGGTATACTGAACAAGTGGGGCTTTTTAGTGTTCCGCTGCATGTGTCGTGGATTCCCGATGTTAATGGGTATTGGCGAGTAAGCGCCAGTACTGGCGTGAACTGGTAGAGTGACTGCCCTCGTAGCTCAGCTGGATAGAGCATCGGCCTTCTAAGCCGAGAGTCACAGGTTCGAATCCTGTCGAGGGTACTTTTAAAAGGATATAGATGTGAAAAAATTACTAATATGTTTATTTTCATTGCTCTTGTTTGGATGCACAGCTGTTTTTGATTCGTGCGATCCTGAAGGTTCGCTGCCTTATTCAAAAAGCGAAGTGGCTCAAGAGCCACATTGTAGTAACAAGTGCTGTGAGTACGTGATTTATAAAGAAACCGAGATGTGTTATGAAATGTGGTGTTTTAACGACTGCCAATGGGGTAAAACCCATAACACTTGTTATTAAAATGAAACTTCTTAGAGAAGAAAAATTTGTTTTATTAATGTTTTTTGTTTCTGTCGCTGCCGGCGCAGCAATAATATATTTTATTAATTTGTAATATAATTTAAGGCGCGACTGAAAATACAGTCACACGTTCCATATAAATGATATTTGTCTTTAACCTTTTCTAAGAAAGCCTTTAAATCTTCGTACTGCACCGAAAGTGAAATCATTGGAAAGCGTCGATAAACAGAATGAATCATGCCTACTAGTTGACCTTCCTGGTTAACAACTGGCGAGCCGGAACTCCCCGGGGCAGCAGGAATAGAATACATAGTATATCCATGGGTACCCACACCTATATAACGACCCTCTAATATTGGAACAGCATTAGGGGAAAAAATAACTAAAGGGGCAGCGGTGTTGAACATTTTTTCACCCGCCACAGGTTTACTTTTAGACATTGGTATAACTTCCACATCGACCCCTTTAGCATATAGTACACACACATCGAGGTCGCTGTCGTAGGAAAGAATTTCTGCAGCATTGGTCTCTCCGCCCAAGCCAGTCACAGAAAAATTGATACTAATAACGGTTTTTTCGGCTGCTTGCGAAGAAACACAGACATGCGCCGCTGTTAAAATAAACACACCAGAATGGTTTTTATCTACTGCCGCACCAGACCCAAAGGAATTTTTATCCACAATTGAACACATACTTTTATTTTTACAAGAATGCATTTTTGTAATCCTATGAATAAGGAAGAAAGATTTCCTAGGAACGTTTTCTGCATAAACCATTTTTTCCACATTTTGTGAACTAGAGGCGCATGTACACAACGCAAATATAATAATGAAAATTGGTATTAATTTTTTTAACATAAACATAAATTCATATCCTACAATAATAACTATGTGTATGTGAGAAAAAAATCAATTGTTCGCTAATACATGTTTTTTATTTTATAAACCCCTAAACTGGATAAGAAACTATTTAAATATAGGGTAACATGGCAAAAAAAATTTACGTACTTGATACAAGTGTTTACTTAACTGATGCAGATGCTATATCCTCTTATGCAAATAATGATATTGTAATTCCTTTTAAGGTGTTAGAAGAAGTAGACAATCACAAAAAAAGACAGGACAGCGTTGGCTCAAATGCACGAAAAATTATTCGTATGCTAGACTCAATGCGAGAACGGGGATCTTTATTAAAAGGAATAAGAATAGCGAAAGGAAAAGGGATCGTATACGTTAAAAAATATGACGAAACAGGGATCTCTAGCGATATTGACCTAAGCATATCAGATAATAAAATAATTGGCGTAGCTCTTAATGAAAAAGAAAGAAACCCAAGACGAAAAGTAATTTTAGTTTCTCGTGACATTAATATGCGCGTAAAATGCGATGCTCTAGGCCTCCTTTGTGAAGACTACATTGTAAACCAAGTAGTGAAGGACACAGAAGCAATATATACAGGCTTTAAAAAACATTTGGTTGATGATCAAATAATTGATCAACTGTATAGCGGACAACCGATTTATCTAGACGAAGAAGAAGTTAAATTGCCACCAAATCAATTTTTAATGCTTGTTTCAAATTCAAATGAGAAGAAGACAGCATTGGCAAAATATCAAAGTTCCACAAAACCACTTAAAAGAATTAATGGAGAATTTAAAAAAGGTATCTGGGGAGTAAGGCCAAAAAATAAAGAACAGGCTTTTGCACTAGATCTTTTAATGGACCCAGAGGTACCAATTATAACACTGGTCGGAAAAGCCGGCAGCGGGAAAACATTGTTAGCAATTGCAGCAGGATTAGCACAGGTTGTAGAAGACAGTAAAGAAGCTCAGTACAAACGCCTAATTGTTTCAAGGCCAATTCAACCTATGGGTAAAGATATCGGTTATTTACCAGGCTCCTTAGAAGAAAAAATGTTACCGTGGTTGGCGCCAATTCAAGATAATTTAAAATTTTTAATGGGAAATGATAAAATAATGCTTGAAGAGATGACGACAGCTGGAACAATAGAAATAGAAGCATTAACTTATATAAGAGGAAGATCGATTTCAGATGCATATTTAGTTATCGACGAAGCTCAAAATTTAACAGCGCACGAGCTTAAAACAATTATTACACGCGTCGGAGATAATACAAAAGTTGTTTTTACTGGTGACGTTGAACAAATTGACAATGTATATGTTGATGAAACTTCAAACGGGCTCACGCATGCCGTTGAGAAGCTCAAGAATTACGAACTTTCAGGGCACATTACATTGACAAAAGGCGAGCGTTCTAAAGTTGCAACGTTGGCCGCAAAAACCCTTTAAATCATTTAATAAAAAATATATAATGGAGATGATATGAAAAACCACACGAAATCAGAAGACTATGATGAAAACCCTGTATTGAAAGAAGTTGTTGTTGATGATACAGAGTTAAAAGAATGGCTTGTTAACTACGTTGGAGCAAAATTAAACCCAGAGGATGAAAACGTTACTGTAGAAATGATTGTAGAGGTGATATCGGAAGAGTTTCCAGAATTCTTGTTAGCGGTAGCAGAAGAGAATTTTATTCGTGGTTATAAGCAGTGTTATGTTGATATAGAGACAAATAAAAGTAATGCGTAAATATATCAAAGAATCTGCGATTAGAGCCTCAAAGCAAAGAAAAGAATATGTTGTTTTTAATCGCATACCTTTATTGATAAAAGATCCCTTTATAAAAGATATAGATGTAAAATATGTTATTAAAAAGATTGAGAACACAATCCCGGAACATTTGATGCACTTAGTCGACTCAATATACGTTGGAAGTTTCGCGGCATTTGAGAAAAAAAACACAAATGCCGCTTATCAAAATGGTTCAATTTTTGTATCCAACAACCAAACTGATGAGGCTGACATGATAGATGACCTCACACACGAAATAGCACACGCAGTAGAAGAGTTGGCACCAGATGAAATATATGGAGATAACAGCATTGAGAATGAATTTCTTGGAAAAAGGCGCAGATTATATAACATATTAAAATCGGAAGGCTACAATGTGGGCCAAAAAGAATTTTTGAGGCTAAATTATTCTAATAGTTTTGATGAGTTACTTTATAAACATATCGGATACCCAACGCTGACTACTTTAACTTCTGGGCTATTTATATCCCCGTATGCTGCTACATCTTTACGAGAGTATTTTGCAAATGCTTTTGAGACGTATTTTCTAGAAGATAGAAACTATTTAAAACAAATTAGCCCAAAAGCTTTCCATAAAATAGAAGTTTTGGCTAATTATTTAAAAGGAGAGGATGAATGGATATAAAAATTAACCATAACAAAATAGAAAATACGGTCACTGTTGACATGAAGGTACCACTTCTTTCAAAGAAGGCTCCAAAAAGTGAACGAAAAAAATATAAAACAAATTTTATACTTGACTTTGTGAAGAAAAAGGGGTATGATATAGATGGCGTCATGAAGAAAGATACTGTATTAAATTTTGTTGAAAATGGGAACACTGGTACGTGGAAATTTAAATTAGTTGAAAAGGTCAAGGTCTCACACCCTGCACCACCACAACCGCCTAGGCGGCCACCACCCAAGAAAAGAAACATGAGAAAGACGCGACCAAACCCCACACCCAAAGAGGATTAATTGAGCCACATATCTTTTTCAGAATTGAAAATATGGGAAGAGTGTTCTTACAAACATAAACTTTCATATATTGATAAAATTTCTACATTTAATGGCAACGAGCATACGGCATTTGGAAAAGCCGTGCACTCTGTTTGTGAAGCAAAGCTTTTAAACCCCAACATAGACGAAAAAGCACTTTTTAAAGAAAAATTCTTAGAAGAAGTGTTGGCTCTTTCTGATGAAATAAAAGAGGATTTAGATAAGAGTTTTGTCAAGCAACTACAAGAACAGGGCTCACGCTTGGTGCCGGTAGTTTTACCTGGCTTAATAGGGCATTTTGGGAAAGAGTTTGAATTAATATCTGTAGAAGAGCAGCTTTTAGAACCAATAGAGGAATTTCCTAAAGACTACGACTTCAAAGGCTTTATAGACCTTGTAATAAAAACACCAGATGGGAAATACCATATTATTGATTGGAAAACGTGTAGTTGGGGCTGGAAGGCTGAAAGAAAGAGCGACACAATCACAACTTATCAATTAACCCTTTATAAACATTTTTTTGCTAAAAAACACAACATAGACTGTAAAAATATTAAAACGCATTTTGCCCTTTTAAAGAGGGCAAGAGCTAATGACCAAGTTGAAATATTTGAAGTGACTAGTGGTAATATAAAAACAAATAATGCTATTAATCTTCTTACAAAAGCATTGTATAATATTGATAAGAAAAACTGCGTTAAAAACAGATTAGCGTGTAAAACACCCTTTGGGTGGTGTGAATTTTACAAAACAAAACATTGCAAATAACGTCAAGAGGTTTAAGTGAAGAAAATAAAAATTGTTACACTAAGCGATCATCCCCTTTCGCCTTCTGGGGTTGGAACACAAACAAGATATGTTATAGACGCACTGCTTAAAACAGGAAAATACAAATTTATTAGTTTTGGCGGCGCCATGAAACACCAGGATTATAAGCCGGTTAAAACAGAAGAGTGGAAAGACGATTGGCTAATCATCCCCATTGACGGTTATGGGAATCAGGAAATGATTCGTTCTGTGATCCAAGCCGAAAAACCAGACATTCTTTGGTTTATGACGGACCCAAGATTTTGGGGTTGGCTGTGGGAAATTGAAAACGAGGTAAGATCAAATGTGCCAATGGTTTATTATCATGTTTGGGATAATCACCCACCGCCAATGTTTAATAAGCCCTTCTATGAGTCGAATGATCTAATTGTTACAATTTCTAAACTTACAGATGATGTCGTAAGCAAAGTCGCGCCAGATGTAAAAAGAGTGCATATACCACACACAGTGGATATGAATATATTTAAAAAACACTCCGAAGAGAAAGTAGCAGAGTTTAGAAAAAAACTGTTTCCAAACGGAGAAGGGTCTAATAAGATGATCTTTTTCTGGAACAATAGAAACGCTAGACGAAAACAAAGCGGCAGTGTAATATTCTGGTTTAATGAATTTTTAAAAATTGTTGGACGTAAAAGCGCGTGTTTGATAATGCATACAGAGGTTAAAGACCCTCATGGCCAAGATCTTGAAGCAATTATACAACATCTTGGAATAACAGATGGTGAAGTATTGTTTTCTCAACAGAAACTGCCGCCAGAAGATGTGGCATTGTTTTATAATATTGCCGATTGTACAATTAATGTGGCAGATGCCGAGGGCTTTGGCTTGGCAACATTTGAATCGCTAGCTTGTGAAACCCCGATTATTGTTAATATGACCGGCGGCTTGCAAGAACAGGTATTCGATGGGGAGCAGTCGTTTGGAATTGGGATAAAGCCAGCGTCAAGAGCAATTATCGGATCACAGGAGATCCCATGGATATATGAGGACAGAGTGTCTCAAGAAGATGTTGTCGATGCAATGTTAAAAATGTACACCATGAAAAAAGAAGAAAGAGAAAGACTGGGAAAATTAGGTCGCGAACACGTTAAAAACAATTATGGGTTTGAGATCTTTGCAGCTAAATGGGATGCTGCCATGTCAATGATACATAACGAGCTTGGCTCTTGGGAAAATAGAAAACACTATAAATCATGGGAGTTTAAAGAGGTAGCATGAAAAAGAAAGTACTTGTTAGAGGGCCAGCCCTTTCTAGATCTGGGTATGGAGAGCACGCAAGATTCGTTTTGCGCGCCTTAAGAGCGCATGAAAAAATGTTTGATATATACTTGCTAAACATACCATGGGGAAGATCTGGGTGGATTTGCGAAAACAATGAAGAGCGAGAGTGGCTCGACGGCTTGCTGCAAAAAACAATGCAGCATCAAAAAGACGGG